ACATAGTCTTTGCCGCATCGCCCGCGGCCTCGAGCGTCTGCGCGTACTCATCCAGGCGCCCCGCCGCCCGCAGCAGCAGCGTATCGCGTGAGTTTCGATCGAGGGGCTTCATACGCAGAACTTCACCGCATCGAACGCGGCCCTGATGCGCTTTTGGATGTACTCATCCAGCGCGAGCAATACGTCCACGTCGCTGCCGCCGGCGTCCTTCCATTCGTTCAAGCACTTGAGCAAAGTGCCGCCCGGGCCCAACGCAAGCGGCTTGGCCGCGCCCGGGCGCTGAACTTCCTGGTCAGGCTCGCGCACAGGCTCGCAGTCCACGAAATCCGCCACCCTTTCGAGGGCCTGCTCGAGCAGGCAGACCGCCGCCGTGAGGTGCGGATGCGGGGCCATCGCTTCAACCGCGCTCATAGCATCGCGAATCGCGCGCTCGGCCGGGGTTTGCCGATCGATGTTCCGGCGCCGGGGAATCTCAAAAGCGGTTTTATCTTTCTCTTGAATTGGCATAGATACTCCTAAGTGGGCAATGAGGGCCGTGCGCAGGATTGCTTCAGGCCCGAAAATCGTTCTACGTGTCATGCGTCTTACCTCAGCCGCGCGAGTGCGGCCAAAAAGCCTTCCGCGAAGGCCTCCCGCTTGATGCCATCGAGCATCCAGCGCTGCCCGGGCAAGAACGCCCCTTTCAACAGCATGGAGGCTTCCTCATCGTGCGTGAATAACATCAGGTGCCGCTCACCGTTTCGATGCAAATTTTCGGCGGTGATATTTACGATCCAACAGGACAGATCCTCGGGAATCTCGGCGCTGGGTTCGCTTTCCAAGTCAATCGGCTTTTCGACCATAAGCCGCACCTGGCGCCAGTCCCTCAAGCACTTGAGCTGCCATTCCTCGAGCTCAAGGATGGTGATCGGCTCCATGTCGTGCGCGTACAGAACCGTTCTCATGTTTTACCCGCGCGCTCTGTCTCTTTGATGGCGGCATCGATCTTGAGTGAGGCTTCATTCAGCTGGCGGTTTGCCTCGGCGCGCCAGGCGCTGCCATGCTTCTCGTAAAGGCAGAGCATCCAATGAATCACGTGCGCCTGCTCATCCTCGGCGCGCCCGTTGATCTCGTGCCCCAAAAAGCGCAGCGAATGCGCTACCAGCCCGCACTGGAAATTAGGGCGCCCCAAAATCCATCGCGTGTCGTCGTTCAGTTCAACCATGTGCGTCACCTTTGTTTGATGATTGCCATTTCTCGCACGCCGGCGAGCGCGCCAGGATGTCGGAGCCACGCCCGTTGGTCCATTTGCCTTTGGCGAGCGCGCATTTGAGCCAGCGCTTGCTGCCGCTGTAGTTCCCCTGCCGGCAGATGTGCGCACAGGATCCACAGGTCTCGCCGGCGGGCCCGCGGCCTGGTGCGCCCGCGTAGCCATTCGGCCTGGTGTAGTGCTTGCCGCCTTTGGGGCCGCACTTTGAATGCGTGAGCGGCTGCGGCACATCGCCGAACAGATCAGTTTCCATTTTTCGACCTCTTCGACTTCCGCCTGTACAGCTTCACATCGACGTTGCAGCGCATGGCGGTGCGTGTGTAGTCATCAGAGTGATCGACGCAGAAAGAGCGGTTCGTCACCTCGTATGTTTCGCCTCGAATACTCAGAAAATCGCCGATTTGCGGCGGCATGCTGGATTCAACGCGAGCGAAGTACTTGTCGGTGGATCCGCCCTTATAGAACTCGATGGTATCCACGCCCCTCATGATTTTTCCGTCCACGTCGCTTCCCTAACGATCACTTCATCGGGGACCGGAAACAGGCCTTGCTGGCCCCGATACGGGATGGGCTTCTCGAAAACCCGATACTCACCGCGCTCAAAGCCATAGCGCTCCGGCGCGAAGTTCCCGCACAACCAGTCTTCCCAGTTGTTACTTTCCTGCCGGATAACCTCGGTGCGCCTGCAGTTGATGATGTTCACCATGCCCAAGAGCGCGCCCGTAGGCAGCGTACCGGCCCAGCCGGCGCCGTAATCCGCCCGCAGAAGGGCTGCCAGGTCTGGATCCACGTCGGGCTCGATGCGCCTGGCGGCGTGCACCAGCAGCCAGCCTCGATGTTTGATCGGCCAATGCCGGGTCTCGTGTTTCTTGCGTGGCGAGAGCCACAGACTTGCCCACGGCTGCCATAGGGATAGAGCTTTCATGCGTCACCTTTGACTGTTAAGGAAGAAGGCCCATTGAAAGGAGCAAGCTTCGCGCGTTTGCGTACCACGACCCGACATTCGCTGCGGCGGAAACCGCAGGTACGCTGCCCTCAGTTTTTTTCATTGGCCGGTCGCTCCTTTCAATGGACCCTCGGTTGACTGTTGATCTTTAAGGAAAGCCGCAATTTCGCCGAGCAGCTCATCGTAGAGTTTCACCCCGTCGGGGTGCATCTTCTGGCGCGTGCGGATGAACACGCTGGCATGATTGAGCTCGAGCGCCGCATGTCGTAGGAGGTGCATCGCGCGTTCATGCGCGGGCGCGGTCTCGGGGGCGCGTTTCGGCCAGGGCTCAAGGCGGTCTTTGCCGCCTTCTGATCGCGGAAGGTGCGGGCATATCGCGCCCTGGGTGGCGAAGTCGTAATCCTGATTGCAGTTTGCGCAGTGGTACATCATATCGATGGTGCCGCGGGCATACCGTCATCATCGGCAAGCGCTTTCAGCCTCTCTTCCAGGCGCAATTCGTTACACATCCAGGGGAGGCCTTCCTCGAGCTCGCGTTGCACAAAATCGCGCAGGAAGGAATTAGGATCGCGCTCGAGCCGGCTGGCCGGCATGAACAGGGTGTACCAGGTCTCGGGTTCATCCGGATCGTCTATTTCCCAGATAGCCATGTCTTACCTCTCTACTACGGGTAATGCGGGGCGACGATGCTGGCGCCGGCCGGTGTCCGCGCATCCTCGCGCGGGTCGGACCACTAATATGGCCGGGGCGTCCCCCGGACTGTCGCGACGCACAGCATCGTCCCGTGAATACCTCACGGACAGCCCCTTCGCTTGGGCTTGGGTAATTCGTTCGGCGCCTGTCGCTCGCGCAAAAATTCCGGCACACACGACCATATCTCGCCGTTCGGCATCAGGACGCGGTAAGTCTCGCGCTCGACACGATAGCCATTGAGGATCATTACGATGCGCAGCTCCAGCGGCTCTACGATCTCGACTTCTTTCCCTGCCCATTGGCCGTAAGTCATGATGGCGATATCGCCGACCTGGAAATTCATACGCTAGCCCCCGGGGCCGGAGCACCGACCCCGGGAGTACCGCTTAATGGGGGAGTTAAGCCACTCAGTTCCACTAACGGCTTGTCCGTCTTCGGATTCATAACTGGTGGTTCCCCCTCAGAGTATTTCGTTGCCGGGCGGGCTGGATCCAGTGCATCCACACGCCCTTCCCCCAGGCAAAAGTGTAGAGCATCGTCAGCAGCAGCGCGCCCCAGAGCTGCGCGTGCCAGGCCATATACACCCAGAAGGGTTGGCCGGCGATGCCAAAAAGACACGCATACCGGCGCATCCGCTCATGCTTTGACTGCGTGAGGAAAATAGCGGTCACGCCCGTGAGCGCGATGCCGATCTGGTCAATCATGGTCCGCGCTCATACTGCCCTGCGCAGTCTGCAGACGGTTGTACGGCCGGCGGCGCCTTGGGGCAGGCGCACGGATTTAGCGTGACAGCCCAGTTGTAGCCGAACTGCGGGCTCACCGTGCAGCCACGCATGAGCCATCCGCCGAGGATCTTGCCCATATCGGCTCTGTCGGTCCTGTCCGCATCGAGCGCGCCGATCGCATTGCCACATACGCACGTGGCGACGAATCCGCTTGGTGTTTTCATTTGCACCCCTTGCACACCCGGAGCTCAAGGGCAGCCCCGGGCGCGCCGTTACTTAGACCCGATCAGGCCAGCGCCAGTGATAGTCCCGTGGCGAGCCATCCTCAGACAGCACCACGCTGGTCTTTGGGTAGGGAAGCCCCCCATCGGGGAACACGGTGACGTTGACGCAGTTCTCCGAGTGCACGCGGGTAATCATCGCCGCGTGCTCCACGGTGGTATCGGGAGTGGTGGACTCGCCCACCAGCACGATGCGACCCACAGAAGGTTTTTGTTCTGACACTTGAAATCTCCTACAAAGTTAAGGTTCAGGGATCCAACGCAAACTAAAGCCCCAAAATCCATGGAATATCAGTATCAACCGACACCAGGCATCCGTGCGACCAAAATCAACCTTTTGGTAGCCGTAGCTTGGAAGCTTCAGCCACCACACTTCATACCATTGACACTGCTTGTTGCACTCATTCCAGACCTGATGCATCACGCGACCGCAAACTCGATCGAAAGGCAGCAGCTCGTGCTCGCCGATACGCTGCACAGGGCGCTTACCACGAGTAAAAATCATCGTCCCGCCCGTCATCTTCCTCTTCGATATCGTCCTCTTCTTCCTCGTCTTCTTCGTCCCAATCATCGAACTCATCATCCTCGAGCGGCTCATCGTCCTCGATCTCATCCCAATCGTCGTCGTCATCCTCATCGGGCACCACGCCATGCTCGAGCGCGCACGCTTCCGAGCAGTACTCCGGAAAGCCTGCAGGGGAAGGCCCCAAGAGGGGGGTCGAGCACCCGACGCACAACACCCCTTCCAGCAACAGTTCAGCAGCATCGCCCATACACGCCCCCCTTAAGCGACTTCAGCAACCGGCTCGATCGGTGGCGGCAGACGGCCCGCCTCCAGTCGATCGATAAACAGCACCCCGTTCAAGTGATCCACTTCATGATGAATCACCGCCGCAAGAAGCCCGGAGAACTTCTGCCGGCGAATGGCGCCACTTTCTTCACGCCACTCAACGGTGAGGCGCTTGGGGCGCTTGGTGCGCTCGAACCACTGCCCGTTGCGCACGCTCATGCAGCCATCGCGCACGGATTGCTGCTCGGCGCCTTCCTTCACGATCACCGGATTTATCATCAGATACGTCTCGGTGAACTTCAGCGTGATGTCCACGATGATGATGCGCAGCGGAATCCCGATCTGAGGCGCTGCCAGCCCAATGCAGTTGTGAGCGGCCCTGAAGGTATCGCGCAGGTTCTTGATGTCCTGCAGATAAGGCTCGAGGCCCTCTGGGCCCACATCCACCGCGCGCGCGACCTGGCGCAGCTGCTCGTTAGGGTATTGGAGTATCTTCAGCTTCATGATTCCCCCTTGGGTTGAATTGAATTGAGCTCGGCCGGCGCCGAGCCGCGGGCGCGGAGTGTCTCAAGCTCCTGTTCGCTCCACTGTGCTTCAGCGCTCGGAAGCGAAGGATCCCAACCGGAGCCTCCGCAGTCCCTGCAGGGCTCGGTACCCGATCCCAGGCAGCTCTCGCACTTGCTGCCTGGCCTGGCCTTTTCCTCTTCCTCTTCTGCCCGCAGCACCGCGCGCACCACGACGAGAATCTTGGCGAGGTACTCGGTCGATCGGCGCGTGTTTCGGCGTATTGGATCCTGCAGCCGATCCACCAGGTACGACAGATCCACCCGCACCAGAAACTGCCGCAGCGTCACATCCTCACCCATGGCCCCCCAATACGCGGTCCAGCAGGACCCGTAGCACTCGATCATCACCTGGCCCTGCCCCTTGCCCAAGTCGCGCAGAATGACCGTGATCGGGTCGAGGGTAGGCGCATCGACAATGCGCAGCGCTTTGACGCTTATTGGCTCGATGCGCATGAGACCTCCGCGATCGCCTTGTCCAGCAGCTTCAGCACTTTCTTGTGGCTTTTTGGCTGGTCGTTCAGCTCATAAATCCCCTCGTACCCGGACGCTTTGAATAGCGCGTTGAGCACCCAGTTATAGTGATACTGGCGCTTTTTGTAGTCCGTCACCTTTCTCACCGCGCCCACCAAACACCAGCACACCGCACGCGATGACTCCGCATCTACGTGCGCCCCACGTTCATTACGGGCATAGACGCGGGTCGTGTGGCGGGACTTATCGGCGAGCAGCTCGCGCACGGCCACCAGCGAGGCCTTGACGGACTCAGGATCATTGACCCCGATGACGACGCTCACAGCTTCCACTCCTTATGGATCGGGTCGCGCGGGTTATCCACGTTGATCGTGCCGGCGATCGGAATGGCCCGCAGCATATCGCCGATCGGATCGTGCCCGGGCGCCGGCGTCCCGCCGCCGCTTCGATGCGGACGCACCGGCCGGCCTGGATCCGGAAGCTCCTTCACCAGCACGCGCTTGCACCCGCGACAGAGCAGGCAGGTCGCGCCTGGCTCGTACTCCCCGGTGCCCTTGCAGTTCGGGCAGTCGATCGCCTGGGCACCCGAGAGCTGGGAGATCTTCTGTTGCACGTTCAAGGGGATCGCGCGGAACTGGTGCGCGCAGGCCGGACAGATCACGTGGTCAGGGTTGATTTCCTGCAAGCGAAGCACGGCTTGCTCCTCTTCGGACCTGCGTACATACAGCGGGATCCAGCCTGTGCCCTCCGGACTGTCATCCCCGTAGCAAAGCTCGACATCGTGCTCTACGGGCTCGGCCGGATGGCCGGCGACGCGAACCGGGCGCATCCAAGCACTCGGCACCTCGCGCAACTGGGAGGCCTTCTTCGCCACGCGGTTGTAGCACATGAGGCACACCACACCGCCTCTAAGATCGTGGTGCTCGTTATCAGGCTCGAGCTCGCAGAAGGGCTGCCTGTCCTCGATCTTTGCGACCTTCTTCCAGCTGAGCGCTGTAGGAGTCATCACGTACACCGTAGAGTCGTGGCGCTGGAATAGGCTGCCCTCGGGGTAGCGAGTGAAGGGGTCGCGCAGATCCGCAAGCCGAGAAACCTTCCCGCACTCACACCGCAGCTCGCTTGGTACGAGCGTAAAGCCGCCCGAGTCATACGTGATGGCGTGCATTTTCCCGCACGGACAGCGCGCCGAGATCCCTGTCATGTCGCCCGCGGCCGAGCCCATATCCACGCCCATGAGCATCAGATCCTTCTCAGGCAAGGGGGGCGGCAAGGCCTCTTCAGGCTTCTTGTTCAAGTGCTGCCATAGATCGACCCCGGCTCTCAAGGTTTTCAACTCTTCCTTGAGCTGCGCCACCTGCAGCGACAAGCGCATGATGCGATCGCGGCCGGCGGTGCAAATGGCCTCGTGGTACATATCGTTGCGCATGAGCATGCGAACCCGATCGGCCACCCATTCATCCGACATATGCCCGAACGACTCGCTATTTCGCGCGCGCGCCTTCTCGCGCATGTTGTCTTTGCCCGCCTCGTCAAACTCCGGAGGCAGCTGCTCTGCCGCCCTGATATCGATGGCGCGGTACGAGTGCAGCGCAAGCTGGTGGAAAAGAGATTTGAACAGATCGATATCGGGGGCTAATGGCACGTTGTGCCCGCTATCCGCGCCCAGCGCGATGCTGATTGCAGCGATCCACTCGACATCGCGTTCATTGAATTTCGTGGGTATCGGGCGCGGGGGGATGCGCCGGTAGAGCTCGTACACAAAGCCCATTTCCTGCTCGGTGGGCTTGCGATCGAATGTGAGCTCCAGCCCGGGGGCGCCAGCCATACGGCTGACGCCCACGAGTCGTAGTGTCTCCCCCTCGGGGCTAACCATGAACACCGCCCGCATGCTGCTGCGCCTGCTCGGCCTTGATGCGCTCGTAAATCTCTTCACGGTGCACGGCCGTCTGCTTTGGCGCGTTGATGCCGACGCGCACTTGGTTCCCTTTGATCCCGAGAATGGTCACGGTGACATCATCACCAATGGTCACGGTTTCACCTAATCGTCTCGTTAGAATAAGCATTTCCATACTCCAGTTAATAATAGTTAGATCAATCAACTATCGACAAATCCCTTAATGAAAAGGGAAATCTTCCGCATCGAGGTCCGAAAGCGCATCCTCGATAAGCTCGATCCTGTCGTACTCGGCGTGCCGCGCCTCGATGTGATCGAAGGCCTTGCGCTCAAAGCCATCGAGCGTTACCCGCATCGTGCTCGATACGAATCTCCCGCCGACGATGTATCTTGGCACCGCGCCCAGCTCGACGCATGTGTCGCACAGCACGGCGATCGCTCCCCGAGTCGGGATACCGCATATCATGCATCCCCAGCCCTGAAAGCCTGGCGGGCCCTCAAACGGCATGCACATGATGTTGTTCACGTTCTGCGTACCAAGGCACGCACAGCAGTTCCCTAAGTCCTCACGCACTTCCTCGCTCATAACTTCACACACCTCCAACCGAAAACGACCCTGGCGACACAGCGCACCCACAGCGGCGGCGGCGCGCCGCCTTGGATCTCGGAGCGCTGCCCCTTGCTGCGCAAAAAAAGCCAATACCACCCGCGCTCGCTAGTGGATTGTTGCGCCACGGATCTGAACCTTTTTGACGGTGAAATAGGGAAGCTCATTGAGCACCTCCACGAAATCTTCAACGCTTAGGCCCTTGCGGTGACGCTCGCAGTACTCCCCGCCGTATTGCTTTTGGATCGACAGCGCCACAGAGCGCGCGGACTCGATCATCTGCTCTTCCGTAAAGTTACCCTGCTTGACGTGATACCAGTGCTTTGTATCTTCGCAGCTGCAGCGGCCCGGGCCCTTACCGTCCGGGCCCTGGCAATACTCGCGAAGGCGCAGTTTCAGCTCGCACCCGCCGTCTTTGTTGCGCAGAAGCGCCGCGAGGTAATCACCCGTTTTGGGAAGGGTGACGAACCAAAGCGCAATGATATTTTCAAGGTGGATCACAGCTCGCCTCCTAAGGCATCTATTAAGGCCTTCGCTTCAGTGGTGATGGAAGACAGATTGATGATCGAGAGCGCTTCCGTGCACAGCCGCGCGCAGTGTTCTCGCGACTGCTCAAGCCACGGCTCCAGGCGTTCTCGCGCCGGGCACCCCTCGGGCAGCTCATCCCAGCGAGCTTGCAGGCTCGCGAGTACTCCCATTGAGAAGATCGCCTCGGTCACGATCATCCATTCGGATTCGGTCAAATCTTTCGATTCTTTTATTTTCATCAGCTTGGGCATGAAGAATCCCCTTGGGTACGTCGGTGGCGTTTGCAGCGGCGCAGCTGCGCCGCCTTCTTTTTGCATGTTTGGAAAGCGATCTGCCTGCGCGCGCGGCGGCTCTTGCGGCGTGAATGGGTCACTGGCGCCGCTCCTGTAGGAACAGCACCGGATTCGCCGAGACGCTCCCCTTGTCGTAATCCACGAATCCCAAGGAACGTAGCCGCCCGAGCATGTTGGCGAAGCCCTTGGAGCGCACGTTCTCGTATCCGGCTTCCGCCGCGAGCTCGACGCGCGGAATCGTTATGGGATACGACTCGATCAGCGGCTTGAGAATCCGCGAGCAAGCGCCCCCGAGCAGCTGCATCACCCGCTGCTGCACGTCCGCCGGCGAGCGTGGAGCTTCAGGGTATACGGCCAGCTCGGCGCCTTTTTCCGTCAGGCACACGCGCCCGGGCTCAGGGTATTCGACCAGGCCTTGAGAGTTCAGCGCCCCAATGGCGTTGGCGAAGCCCTTGGAGCGCACATTGGCATAGTTGGCAAAAAACGCCACCAGCTCTTTCTGCGGGCGCATCACGTCGAGCCGCTCGAGCTCCGCAAGCGTATTGAGGATGCGCTGCTGCACCGGCGGGCGATCGCCGGAGATTTGCACGCCAGGAAATTCCTTTTCAACCTGCTCGCGCGTCATCTTGCGCGTGCGCAGGATGCTCGTGCTATCGACCACCTCCTTTGGCCGGTCCCATTCGTTCGGGATTGGCGCAAACACTATTTTCCCGGGCCCTTCCAGGTGCCTCTGCTCACTGCCATCGAAGGCTTCATCGACCGCTTGCTTGAGGCGCTTTTTGAGCTTTATGGCGCCTTCAGCCGCAGCTCTAGCAGCATCGCGCATGCCCTTCTCATAGCCACGCTGCTCGGCTGCCATGATCTTTGTAGCGACTTCGGCCGGGGGCTGCGCATGAACAGAGTTCTTCTCGCGCAGCTGCCTTTGCAGCTCGGCGATCTGGGTCCGCAAGCGCTTGGGATCGTTCGCCTCGGCTTCCTCGATCACCTTGTCGAGCTCACCGGAGAGACGCTTGACGAAATCACTCGGGTCCGCGGCCGCGCGCGCGGATGCGTCCGCCTCGGGCTTGGTGCGATCGGGGTGGAAAGAGTTAATCGCATCCCCGCGCGTGCGCACCGGGCGCTCTGCATCGGCCGTAAACACCCAGCACTCCCCGGGCTTGAGGTTAGGCAGTTCCTTGGCGATCTCCTGTGCGGAGTCCGGCGCGATTCGATCGAGCCACTTCTCCAAGTTGTCGATCGCGTGGGCCCCGCGTTGCTTCAGAAGCACCAGGTTGTCACACAGATCGAGCACCGCCTTATTCACTTCCTGGGAGCGCTGATTGATGAGCGTGATGCCCAAAGAGGCATTGCCGCCCATGCGCACGAGCTTCTCTACTTCCGCGTAAGTCTCGCCATCGAGCACCTTTTGCGGTGCAAACTCGGCCGTTTCCTCCAAAAAGATGTGCCGCAGGCCTTCGTTCTCGTACAGGAGCGTTCTAAAGCAGGTTTGCACGATCTTGCGCCAGTCCGCCTTGCTCAACCGCTTGTCGTAGAAATCGAGCACCAGCGGTATGTTCTCTTTGATCGCCGCGCGCACGATCGCGGTAGCGCTCTGCGGGTTCAGCGGCAGATCCGGCGCCTGCCCGCCGGCGACGACGACTTTGTAGCCCCGACCGCCGCGCCCTGCAGGCACTTTCAGCCAGCGCCACTTGCCGATCGGATCAAAGACGATGATGGGCACCTTCAAATCGAGCAGCTGCTCGGCGATGCCCTTGGCGGTATAGGTCTTGCCCGATCCTTTGGTGCCCAAGAGCGCCGTGCCCGTGGTGACGTAGGAATCGAGCGGGACCTTCATCGAGCCGATATTGATGTACTTCTTCATACCATGACCTGACTGTAGAGCCGTTTGATGCGCTGCTCACTGCGCGCGGTGATGCGCTTTTTATTGATCTGCAGTGCGGGGCTCTTGTAGCCCATGCGCCGCGCGAGCTCCGCGCGCGAGAATCCCTCGCCCAGCAACTGATTCAGCATGTGCCAGGCGCGGGCGGCGGGAATCAAGGCCTTCTCGCCTTTGCAGTCTTTCGTGACCGCCAGAATCTTGCGGATCGTTTCTTCGCGCGCGCGTAGCTTCTTGCCGCTGCGGATCTCGCACACGACCGTTTTGGCAACCCCCGCGCACAGCGCCACCATGTTGCGGCCGACACCGGCGCGCGAGAGCGCAAAGATGTGCTTGCGCGCTGGCGCGGCATCCACCACTTTGTTAGTGAACCCTGCGCGCCGCGCTGCCGCGCGCGCCGTCTCATAGTTGCTGTTCGCCATGCGGCAGTGCAGGCACTTGCAGCCGCCCATATAGCGGATGCGCGTGCCGTGTGGCTTTTGGGCGGCGAGCTCGGCCGCGCTGCGCAGGCCTCGGCTTGCAAGACTCACGGCGCATCCCCCTTGCCTTCCCAGCCGCACACGGGGCAATAGGTGCGGTTCTCGGTGCAGTCGCCACAGGGCGGGGCAATGTGGCACGTACAGTTCTCGGGGGGACGCTCGCGGATGCTCCCGGTGCAACCGTTGCGACCGCACACTAAGCCAGGCTCGCACCCAAACGGCTTGGGCAGCAGCTTCATTGCCTCGCCCGTCGCCTTGCCAAGATCCATGACAGCCTGCAGGCCTTCTTGCTCGGCAACCGCCTGCAGGTTCGGCAGGCCGGAGGTGATCGACTCCATGATTTCATCGTAGGAGGCGGCGCGGCCCTGCGCGTACCACTCCACCTGCTTAGGTTTCCCCAGGTGTATCAGCGGAAGTCCTGATTGATTGCCCTTGTGTGGCATGAAAGTACCGAACTCGTCCGTGGTCCACAAAAGCGAGACCCCGGGGTTGCGGTTAAGGTGAAAGCCCGGCGCTTTTTCGTGCTCGGGCAGGTTCGCCTCGCGTCGCTGTGCCTTGGGCAAAGTCAAAAACGGGCAGGCCGTTGCGGCAAAGCGCGCGCATTCCAGGTGCGAGCCAGGTTCCCCCGTGGTGCGATTGATCGCGCACATGGGCCCGATGACATAGGTTCTAAGCCGCCCAAGAGGCTCACCGCAGAGCCAGCAGCTGCCGAACCTAACAGCCTTCACAAGCTTCCTGGCATCCATGATGCGAAAGTCAGGTTTACCGTCTACCCACTCCACAAACCACGGTACCGGATATCCCCGATCATCCAGGGGAAGCTTCTGCATGCGCCGTGGAACGGGCGGAAGGCCTTCGCGAAGTGTTGCAGGCATGATGTGGCTCCTAAGGAAGTTCAAACACGTGGTATGCAAGCGTGCTCGCTGGCAGGTTGAAACTACCGACGTACGCGCCCTTCGCTGGCACCGCATCGCGAGTCAAAGCGGTGTGGAAGGTATGCAGGCGCGTGCCGTGGGAACTGGCGAGCGCGTTGGGCTCATCGAAGAAGGCGCGCAAGGCGCCTTCCTCGAATCCCACGCCCAGGAAGAGCGAATCCACGTCCTGTTCGATCGTGGTCACACCATCGAGTCTCAAGGCGTGGCCCCGAATCACCGTGTGCCCCTCGTGCGAGCGCGGAGCTCCTCCGCGTGATCGTTGCGCGCGGCCTCGATTTCGATCGGAACGTTCCCTTTGTAGTGCGTGGCGATATCGCGCCAGCACGCATTCATTTCCTTGTCCGATTTGGTCGATCGCATCGTCGCAATGAAGCCCTGCATCACGGCCTTCAGGTCCGCCGCATCATCGGGCTTCTTGGCCTCGGTAGGCGCAGGCTGCGCGGGTGCCGTGGTTTGCTCGGGCTCCGCATCCGGATCGGGCTCTGCGGCCGGTTCGGGTTCCGTAGCCGGCGCGGGCGGCGAGCTCGCCTCGACACGGGGCTTCGCCGGCGCGGGTTTCGTCTGTGCCGGTGCTGCCTGGGCGGGTGCCGCCGGCGCCGGCGCGGCCGCAGCGGGCTCTGCAGGGGCCGGCAGTACTGGCGCTTCGAGCCAGCTGCCGTCGATCGCGTTGCGGGTATTGAGGCCCTGGTATCCCCGATCGGCGCGATAAGACAGCTCTTGCGCCACATTGAGCGCATAGGCGTTCTCGATCGAGATCGGCATGTACTTCACGACCTGCAGGAACGGGATCTTGCGCCCGTACATTTCCCAGTTCTGGAAGCTGTAGTGCGCTTTGCCGACCTTGTTGTAGCGATCGCGATGATTAGCAACGCGCTCGGCAGACCAGACCTCGATGATCTTCTCTTCCACGCCGTTGATATGCCCGATCGCGTAGAAGTATTTGATCTTCCTCGGGTCATCCTCATTCGCCAGGGTCTTGTGCTCAAGACGCGGGCGGGTGCCGAGCGCAAAGTCGAACTCATCGCCCTCGTACACGGCTCCCGTGGTGATGTTGCCCTGGCCGGATCTGAGGATCAGCTGTTGCATGCCCTTCCAGCCTGGGATCGCCTGCGCCTCGCGTGCGTAGGGCACGATGTAGGCCTGGCCGAGCAGCCACGGCACCAGGCCCATTTGCGCAAGGGTGAGGGTGGCGCCCACGAATGACTCCGGCGAGCACTCGGCAAGCTTTGGCGTTAAGCGAAATCCCGTGGTGACGACACGAATCAAGTGCTCCGGCTTGATGATCGACGGAAGCGCCTGGGCGGATGCGCGCACGCTCTGCTCAAGCAGGGCCAGTGCGCGCGGTACTTTGCTGCCGGCATCAGCGCCGGCAGCAGTTCTCAATTGTTGCGATGCCATGTGTATTAAAGCTCCCAAGCAAAGTTAGATAAACGGAACTGGCGCGCCTCGCCCTTGCGCAAGCAGGCCTTGTAGGCTTCCTTGTGCTCTTTCTTGAGCAGCTCTTGGTCGATGGTCTGCCAGGGCTGACTCTTCCACGTGAGCGCCTTTTTGCCGCGCACCATGACGACCTCATTCACGCCCATGCGCTTTGCAATCTGATACTGCAAGAGGTCCCAGGCACGGTTAGCCACATCGATCTGCGAGGACACTTCCCGAAGCTTCAGCAGCATTTCGGTAAGCTCATCATCGGCATCGAGCACGGTGCCCTCGATCCCTTTGTAGATTTTCTTTAGATCCTCATAGTTGATGGGCTCGGGCGGCACGTTCAGCAGCACATGCTGCTCCCAGAACTCTTGGCCGACCTGGCGCATGGCCGAAATCACATCCTGCTCGGCAACCTGCAGGAAGGGGCGCAGCTCATCGGCGCCAAAGAGCGCGGCGATGATCGTGCGCCGGCGCCGCGTGATACCTAATCCCCACATGCCTTGAGCCTCGTAATAGGGCGGCACCCTGGACGCATCGCCCGACTCGCCCCATTCCTTGGCCTTGAAGGGGTGAACGGTCTTGAGCTCCACATTGGTGATGTCTTCCTCGCCATTGAGCTTGATCTCAAAATCAATCTCGCAAGCAAAGTAAGGAATCTCGGGATCTTGGTAGCGCTGATTGGCGGCAACGATCTCCACGGAATGGCCTTCCTCGTGCAGGCTCTCAACCAACATTTCAGCCACCACGCTTTCCCAGCGGTGTCCACGGCGTTTGGACTTGCGGTTTGCGGTGTCCTCTGTGCGCGGGGTGGTTTTGTCGGCCCACACATCGACCAGCGTGCGCCCGAAGGGCTGGAACCCTAAGACGGCGCCGATATCGGAGCCTCCCAGGAACTTTGTGCGATCGACTTCTTGCTCTATAGCGGCCTGGACGGCTGCTTGCACAACGGCAGGCGCCTCAGTAGCCGCTGAGGCTGCGGTTTTTCTAGGACTCACTCTGAATCTCCTTGGAAATCTGAAAGTTGATTGGGTTCCTCGATATCCAGCGACTTCGAGAGCTCGTGGAGCTCGCGCTGCGTTGGAATCTTGGCGGTGAACATGCTCTTAGCCACGTGGGTAATCGCATGCGATGGGTGAGAGGTTTCTACCAGGCGTTTCTGCCCGGCCCCCTCCACCACGTAAACGCGCTTCTGCATCGGCATTGATGCCTCCTATTGTTGAAAAAACGTTAGAGCATTCCCGCGTCCATCAGCACCTTGCGCGCGTAGCAGATGCGACAGTCGGGGGCGTGCGCCTTACTGAGTAGCCAGGTGAAGCTGTCATGCAGCTCGGTCGCTTCCGGGCGTACAAGATCCAGCAGGTCCTTGCACAGCTGCAGAAGCTTCTCATCGGGCTTGCGCTTCTCGGGCATGTCCTCAGGATCGATGCCGGCGCCGCGCGCCAGATCGACCAGTTCAGCCCAGGGCAGATAAAACATGCGCCCCGTGCGCTCCGAGAGCACCACGGGGGCTTGATTGATCGCGTTGACGGATAGCTCGTATCGATGCGCGCCATCGAGAGTGCAGTAGCCGACCGCACGGCGCAGCATGGCGGTGTTTTTCGGCATGAGCACGCCGATGCCATCGGCGCCGATAGTTTTCTCAGTGTTCACAGCAATTGCCCCTGTTGAGGTTCGAGGCGCGCGATCTCGCTCTTGAGAGCGGCTACAGCCATGTCGTAAGTGACATCGCGAGCTTCCTGCACGCCCGGGTAGTAGTGCCAATAGAAGGGTTTGGCGGTCCCAAAGTAATACTCGATTGTCTGGGTCATGAGCGACCCATGGTGCACAAAGCCCTGCGCCTGAAACCACGGATCGGTCCCGCACCAGCCCGCAATGCAGTGCACCGTGCCACACTCGCGCTCGAGCGTGACGACGCCGATATCAAACAGGTACTGACGCTCGAACAGCGTCAGTCCCTGCATAACCCTAAGCGCCTGAGTCAGGCGCTCAAGGTGCACCGCATCCTCGGCGGTCACAGTCTCACCAGGTCATCCGGATCACAGGACTGCCCGTGTAGTGCGGTTGGCTTGAAGCGCACGAACACGGCCACAGCGTTGCGTCCGGAGACGACGCCGTATTCCAGGTCCTGAGGCAGGGCGCCGTGCGCGCGGGCATAGCCCGACACGTAGACCACCTGATCCCCCTTCTTGAATTCCTCAATCGGGGTTTTGCCGAGCTTCGCGAGCAGCTGCTCGCCTTCAAGCCGTTGCACCTGGCGCTTCGCCTTGAACTTGCGCGGGCGCGGCGGGCGCGCGGGCCCGTAGTGCTCGGACGGGAACCACACGTACACGCTTCGGCCGTGCAGCGAGACCTTCAGGAGCTTCACCGCCACGCCGCGCTTACGCAGCTTGCGGGCGCGTTGCGCGTGCACCTCGCGCACGCTGCCCACGGGCCAAACTTTCTTAGGCTTGCTCATTGTTGGACTCCACCTGGCCGGTCTCAGAGTCAATGCGCTGCTCATAGCCAGCGGCTGCGCTCGCGCGCGCCTCAAGCTCCCTGCGGTGCTTCTCGATCCAGTTGTGATAATTCTCGACACTGCCCCAGCATCCCGTAGGCGCATTGTTGTAGAGAAACTGCACGTAAGCGGCCAGATTGCGCTTGTTGGCGACATCCGCATGCGCCACCGCGCCGCGCAAATCGTTCATGAGCACGCACGCGAGGAAGTTGCCGACCGGGCAGCCCTGGGTCATGTAGCGCAAGAGCGATTCCTGCATATAGCCCGGGATGTCGTAGTTACTGATCGCCATCAGCAGCTGAAGGTTATGCAGCTGCTTGGCCTCTTGCTTGGGATCATTCTCTGGGTGGCTGCCGCCGCCCGATCCCCAGCCTGCGGCCTCGTGCGGCCACAAGTACATGGCGCCTGCGATCGTCGGCTCACCGTGCAGAATGTGCTTATCAGGATCTGCGTAATGAGCGATATCGCTGAAGGGCGTGCCGCCGCGCGCCGCTATCATCGCCGCGTGATAGATCGCGGTGCCGATCGCGTTCACGGGCTTTGGCTCTTCGCGCACGTGGCCCATTTCATCGACAAAGGCGTGGCGGCGCTCGCCCTGCCACAGCACGCTCACATGCTCGACCTCGCGCACGCCGAGCATTTGCTGGATCGCCTCGATGCTCGGGCAGTTGGCGAAGTAAAGCTCATGCACGACGCCGGTGGGCAGGATGAGATAAGACACACGGGCAAGACGCCCTTCGGGATTAGACATTGCGGTTACTCCTAATAAAAAACACAAACTGATTGGCCGGGAGGCCTCGAATCTTCAAAGCTCCAGATAGTTCTAGACCTGTCTAGATGATCTCTTCGTCGGTGGTCAAACCTTCCTCAAGATCATTAAGCCGTTGCTTGAAGGAAGCCACGATCTCCAAGTGTTCTTTGACTTCGGCGTTCTCGCGCCTGCGGCGCCAGCGCTCGATGGCGATATCGGTGAGCATTCTCTTCAGCTCATAGGGCCCGATCTGCACGTAAGCGAGTTTCAGCTCGCCATTGTTGAGGATCTTGTTCTTGTTGAAGTCCAAGAGCGTGCTGCTGGTTTCGGTGATGGGAATGGTGACGGCTTCATCGTTGCCGCCAGAACAAAAAAACTCCTCAAGGGCGCGGGTGAGCTTGTTTTTGACTTCTTGCTCTAATTTCCTGAGGGCACGGGCGCGCAAGAGCTTATCCAGCTCCTGAATTGAAACCTCTGACATACAAAACACCTCCACAGTGCGCCGATGGTGCCGGCGGCGCGATCCGGCTTATTGATTCTTAGCTGTCCGAGGGCATCGGCGCCGGCGGCTCATCCGCCTCATCGTCGCCGCCGTAGACGATGCGCTCGAACACACACAGCTGCAAAAGGATGTCGGCCGTATAGGCATCCAGCTCGCCGACTTGCGGCCAGCAGCTTGCGATCTGCTCGCGCACCGTGTGCGGGCAGATGCTCGGATTGGTGAAGGTGAGAGAGATCGCTTGGGCCAGGTGCTTGACGCTCACGTTGGGGTGCGTGGCCGGTTCGCAGTGCTCGCAGTGCTCGCGCACGGGTTGCGTGAGCTTGACCTGGCGCACGCAAGGCAAGCCTGCGGCTGATTCGTAGCTGTCAGTCACGGGCGCGTAGTCCTGGTACCAGTAGGCCGAGCCTTCATTCACAGCGGTTGCGAACACCCGGGCGAGCTCGTCGGCAGGCACCGGCAGGCTGATATGGATGTGGTACTGGCTAGGCATGACATTTCACCTCGCGTTGGAGCATAATCCAATCAGTTAAATAGTGCTAGTGCACTAGTGCTACTACAGGAGATCGACCAAAGTGATCGCAAATGTGACCTCCCCAATCCGTGCCATGGTGCGCGATATCGAGGCGGAATTGGCAGCGGCCAGGTCCCCAAAGGACCCCGAGGCTCCGCGGTTGACCAATCAGGAGCTCGCCAACCAGATCGAGATGTCGATCGGCTGGACGGCGCAGGTCTTGAGCAGCGGCAAGCTCGGGGATTTGCGGGTCTCCACGCTGGAAAAGCTCTGGCAGTGGTCCCAGAAGCATAAGGCGAGCTCGGCGCGCGCGTAGGCCGTGGCCTACTCGAACCGCATCGAAAGCGATGGGCCTTGCAGGCTCATCTGGACCCGCATCCCGCCCGGCGATGTCATGGTGCACGGGGCGGACAGGCACACGATCGTGCGCGTGAAGATGGAGGGCAGCAAAGAGCACAAGTATGTGGCCTGGAGGCGCCCGGAGCTCATGATGCGGGGCAAGCGGCCCGGGGACCGGCTGGCAATCAAGAAGGTTTTGAAGGACGCGCAGATGGTGTGCGCCCTGGATTTACGGGATTTGCTGCTTAAGGAGCGAGAACTGGCGCCAGGGCGTGCTCGCGCATGAGCAGGCTCTGGCATATTAACGGTCTGTTGCGGCGCAGCGGGAGACTGTCCCAGCGTGGCGTGGCTTCTTTGCGGTTGTCTGGCCGCGTTGGTGCCCGCTGTGCCGCGACTTCAATGAGGGGGTTTGAACATGCCTATAGGGCCCGGTAAGTACGATGCTGTTTGCACCCAGGTGCGTGAGCAGACCAAGGCGCAAGCGGTTGCGCTGATGGTGCTGCAAGGTGAGCACGGTAGTGGCTTCTCGAATCAATGCCCGCTGGAGCTCATGGGTAACATGGCCGGGCTGTGCGATGTCGTAGCGCGCCAGATCCGCAAGGAATTCCCCCGCTCTTTCGATCGGGCGGCGGCTATCAACTCACTGGGCGCAGCCCTTGGGTATCTGCTTGAGCCGAATGAGCGCGCGCAGGTGCGCCCGGACGGGCCCGTGATAATTTTCGTGGACACGGATGAGGGGGAGATAAGCCCGGATCTCAAGCCACACGCGCCAACCGCATAAGAGGATCTGGCACGTGGCACGCAAGCGGCCCCAAGGCCTGGATGTCCCCCACATACGGGACGATGGGATGCTCGAAGGCGCGCGGGAATTTTTGCGCATGAAGAAGGCCGAGCCGGGCGGCCTGGTGAGTGTCTCGGCCATCACCGGGATCTCGCTCGGGTACCTGTACAAGCTCATACGCGGCGCCTACTCGACGGTCGCGGTGCAACCGATCGAGAAGCTGCTGCGCCTGGCGCGCGCCGAGGGCAAGCTCGACCCGGATTGGTTGCCGTAGGGGTAGCGTGAAGGGGAACGGCAAAGAACCCGGTTATAGGCGCGTACAGGCCTTAGAGCAGGCACAAGAGTACCTGCGGGGGCATCCGGAGCCAGGTGCGCCCCGCAAGCGTGGCAGGCCTCGCTTAGAGGACTACGAAGGCGGACGTGCCACGACGAAGCAGCGACGGCTGCAATGGTCGAAGTTCTACTGGCAGGACTGGATAAACGACCGGGAACTGTCGGCTTGCTCGCTCGCTGCACGCGGCCTGTGGATCGATCTGCTGGCGCGCATGATCGTGTCGGGCGATGGTTCGAGTATCACCGGCACCGTGGCGCAGCTCGCGCAACTCACCCGATCCCCGAGCCCGAAGGCCTTCCTGGGCTGCCTTGTGGAGCTGAAGGAGCACGGCGTGGCGGATGTCTTTCGCGTGCATGACAGACGCGGCGTTGATGAAGCTGGGAACGTGAATTTGTCCCACCATCACCAGCTCACGCCCGTCAGTGGTGTAAGCCCTGGAAATTCCGACGATTTCACTCATGTCACGCCCCGCAAAGGTGAATTTGTCCACACTACCAAAAACGAACGCAGGGCACTCGCAAACGCTATACCCGAGGATATAAGCCCTAAGCTTCAGGCTCATGTGGATAACTTGGCCCCAATCGGTGGATATCCTGTGGATAACCCTGTGAGTAACATGGGGACGGACGCCGCAAACTACGCTAGTGGGGTATTTTGTCCCATTTTGTCCCACCCTGCGCCCGTAATTCTGCGCGTCGTCTCCCGGCGCCTTCAGCGTGAACAAAAAGCCCGCATTTCCAGCAGGTTACGCAAGCGGGCCCAACGCGCCATAGCCTCCTCAAAATTGCCACTATGATTTTGTCGCGCGGTAGAGGCTTATCTTACTAATAGACTCTTGTGGTTATAGTTGGGCACGCCGCCCCTTTTTTGGACCCGAAGCAACAAAGGCGGTATATGACCGCCTCCGAAGAGCAAGAGGGGGAGGGGAAGATGCCCGTTATTCGCACGCTCGCGTCCCACGAGGCCAGAATCGAGTCGGACGGGACCGGAGGCTGGAGCGCCTCCATCACCATGCCATGGGCCCCAGTGAGCCCGAACACTTGGGGATCAAGACGCTCGTGGGTCTACCTGGAGCAGCGCGCACGCTTCCAGCGCTACCTGGAAGCTGCGATCCCCGCATACGCAAAGCCCCCCAAGCCCCTCGCACGTGCAACCGTGAGCTTCCACATGCGCAGGACGATGACGATGGACACAGACAACCTCCGTTTCGCATGCAAGCCAATCTTGGATGCATTGGTCAGCATGAAGGTGCTTCAGGGGGATACCCCGGAGCACATCGGAGAGCCCAAAGTCACCCAGGAAAGGATCAAGGACGCGACCGGAAAGCGAGCCCTACTCATGTGCTGCACGCATATCACGATTGAGAGCCATGCACAGCACACCCCAAACATCACCGCATAAGCTGCTGAACATGGACGCAACACCAACCGAGTCAAAAGGCCTCACCACACCACGTCGATTCAGGGTAACGCCACCGGAGAACATGAGCGTGGAGCAGATGGCCCTGTGTCAGTGGATTGCCGTAGGAAAGTCCGGGCGGGAAGCTGCAATCCTCGCGGGTTACTCTGAGGCCTCAGCCGCTACAACCGGACCAAGAGTGGCCCGGAATCCGGCCTCTATCGCGTACATTCAGGCACTGCGGGCCGAACTGGCCGACGAGGACAAGGCCTCACCGGCGAACGTGCTGGAGCGCTACAGGCTCATGGGCTTCACCGATTCGAGCTCCCTGCTGGTGCGGGACGGGGAGACCGGAGACTGGCGGTATAAGCGCCCTGATGAGCTCACAGTGGGCGAGAAGGCCGCGATCAAGAGCATCCAGATCCGCACCTGGAAGGAAAAGGGCAAGCCCGCGAAGAAAGGCAAGCCAGCGGAGCCCGATCGCACGGTGCAGACATTCGAGTACACGCTGCACGATCAGAAGGCCGCGCTTGATTCCATGGCCCGCGTGTTTGGGATGAACCGGGACAAGGTAGAGCATGAGCACACGCACCGCATTGAAGCGATGTTCAAGTTCATTGCGGAGAACCCACAAACGAGTGAGACGCTGGCCCGCATCAACGCGCGGCAGCAGGGTGTGACCATCGACCAAAAGAAAGGGCCCAAGCAACTGCCGGGCCCTAAGGGAAGCGCGTAAGAAGGGGGTTGCTTAGCGCTTAGGACTCTTGAGCGACACGAGCTCAAAGAGGCCTGGGTGCATCTTAGCGCGTCCCTGCTCCCATTTCTCCCATGTGCGCGCCGAGCAGTGAGCGAGGGCTGCAACGGCAGCGCGTGAGCGCTTGCCGCGCAGGGCGAGGATCTGCTCGGGCGTGGGATTAGAAGCCACTGGTCTCGCCTCTTGGTGTGAAGGCCTTCATCATGGCCGCGTCGATCGCCTCGCGGTGCTCAGTGATGAACTGGCGCTTGCTCTTGCGGCCGCGCTCGCGCATCCATTGACGATAAAAGCCCTCCTCATTGTCAACGAAGCTCTCGCGATCGCTATTGTTGATCGTGACCTTCTTGCGCTTCATCTTGGGGTGTGTGTTGAAGATGTATTCCATGGCTATTTCACCTCCTCACAAGTGATTTCAAAGTCATCGAGGCAGCCGATAGGGATGCGCGTGTGGAACTGGTCAAGCGCTTCGTCCTCAGTGCGCGCTACCTCGTCATAGGTCCCGGCCGGATTGCCTTCACGGTCATCGACATCGCTTAGTTCGTCGGCGATCTGTGTGACTGTGATGCGGTAGTTATTCAGGATCGGCTTATCCCCGCAAACCAAACGCTCACACAGCTCATCGATCTCATCGTCTGAGAGCTTCGCCTCAGGATCGCCGTCGAATTGATCGTTGTAGAAGTCGTCGCTCACCTGCTCATCACAAGTTTCCTGGAAGTAGCGCAGTGCCGCGAGCACCGTGGCAAGCTCGCGGTCATTGAGCTTGATGCCCTGCACCAAAGGCGCCTCAGCGGGCGTGCTAAAGAACGCCTCGGCGAACGCATCACAGGCGGCGATCGCCTTGCGCGCATTCTCGAGCGCTACGCCTCGCGTGGTATGCAGATTGTCCCGCTCAATGCGCCTAATGAGGTCCGAGAGCTCTTTGTAGAGGCCTTTGGCGAGGTTATGAGGCATATCCAGCGGCGCGCCAGGCGTTTCCGTGCCGCTCTCAAAATCGACATCGACCGCACCTTCATCGGTGATTACCGTGTACACAACGGCGGTTGATTCTGGATCTAAGTTCATTTCGCGCGCCTTGGCCGCGACTGTCACAAGATCGTCTGTATCCTCTTCCAGATCGATCTCCCATCTAACTTTGTACTGTTTCATTGCGGTTACTCTGTGATGGCTGCGAAGTGCAGCGTCGGGCGCCCTGCTGGTGTGCAAGGCGCCCTGCGCTGAACTTAGACAGCGATGCTCACCGTACCAAGGCCAAGGGCGCGCAGATGCTCATCGTCGCGCATGAGCGCTGCATATGCGCTGTGATGGTGTTCGTTGAGCACCTTCACCGCGTAGTTCTTGATGCTCAAGATGGAAGTGATGCCATTCTCGCGCGCAAATCTGTTATGGCGCTCTTGCTTGGCTTCTAACACCTCAGGGAAGGCGAGCGTGGGAATGACCCAATCACAATCCTCCTCATACTGGCCCGCAACCCGCGACCATGGCGTTTGCCTCTTGGCCCACTCAGGCAGCGCGGCGATCCGCTCGGGCGAGAGGATGATGCCCCCGTGCCCTTCGGTGTCTACCTGCCACACACCAGGCGCGAGCTCCGTCGCATGCACCACATGACCCCAAGCGCTGTGTGTGGGCTGCGGAGTTCTTTGAAAGACTTGATTCTTAGACATTGCGGTTACTCCTAACGAACGAAAGTTTGAAAGATGCGGTATGTGTAGCCACATATCCGCGCGGATCTGACCCAATGGGCCCGCACTCCAAAACAGCGGGCGGCGAGCGCACTCCCGATCATGAAGCTCAAGGCATGAGCAGCACGGATGCGGCGCGTCTCGTTCATCATCATCTTCTTGGCTTTATTCACCTTGCGGTTGCTCCTCTCGATTGACTGTACGAGTATTAGACTACGCTACTAGCGTACCCGTCAAGGTGCATGTGCTAATCTCTTGGTATATGCCTACAAAGATTTATGTCCTGATCGGCGCCAGCGTCGCGCTCTTCTTCGCTGGATGGTTCAGCCATGTGAACTACGCGCGCAACAAAGCCAACGCGCAGCACGCGCGCGAGCTCAAACAGCTACAGGCTGATATCGCCACCGAGCAGCGCGAAAACCTCAAGCTCTCCCAAGAGCGTGACGCATTGCGCACCCGGCTCGATGTCACCTTGCAACACCTCGCACGCCCTATCAACGTACAGCCCTCGACCCACACTGTGACCGTACGAGAGGCTACCGATGCGTGTCCTGCTGCTGTCTGTCCTGACTTCACTCCTGACTTCCGCGTGCGGTACAACGCCTACGCAGCTCCCCCCTCCCCCAACTGAAGCGATGAGCCCATGTGTCTCTACGCTTTGCACATTGCCTGAGGATTTTGATGAGCCAGCACTCACCCCAGGCACCTTCGAGCGCAAGGCGCGAGCCCTGGAGCTCTGTCGCGCGATGGATTCCACAGCCCACCATGACTGCGCTGCGCGCCATAAGCGGCTGGTTGACTACCTGGAGCGCTATCACCCGGCACACGCCCACCTCCACTGACCCCGCGCGCACCCTCACCCTACCCCCCGCCGCCCCCCACCCCCCACCCCGGGCGGCGCGCGACACCCCCACCCCCCGGGGGTATGCCGCAAGTCCCCCCGGGTCCCATCGAGCAGTAGTTAACACTGGCCCTCCCCGTGGGGATTCCAGGTTTTGGGTACCTTGTCCGATAGGACAAATTGACGGTTTGCGCTTTTTAGCAAGTTCCGCCTTTTTCGGGCCCGTGCTTGAGCGCTCAAGGAATAATTTTTGGAATAAATCGCAGCCGGCGGGCTCTTCCTTGGGTCCCATGCGCTGGCCCCGGGCGCGTTCGGAAAAGTGTGCGCGGCTTCTCGCCTTGAGCGGCGCCGTTGCCAGGGCGCGTTCCGGGCCGATAAAGTCAGCCCCCGGTGGCCGGGAGAGCCGCTGGGGGGTAGACATGGCGAGGTACACGATCATTGGCGGCGCGCTGCTGCTCGGTTCGAGCGGAGCTGTGTGGGCGACAACGCAGGTTGCGCCGCTTCTCGGCATTCCCCAAGGCGTCATGCTGGCGCTAGTGAGCCTGGTGTCCTCGGCGATCACCGCTGGCGTGACTTCGCACTTCAAGTTGCGATCGGCGCGCGTTCAGTCCGCGGCGGACTTCGCCGGCGAGCTGCACAAGGCGGAAAGCTCACTGCGCAAGTACCTCACCGATGAGCTCGTGAAGCGCGATGAAAAACTTGCGCGATGTGAACAAGATCACGCTCGGGCAGAACGTTCAGTTGCTGCACTTCGCGTTGCGATCACAAAGCATGCGATAGACTGCCCCGCCCCGCTGAACCTACCTCAGGACGCATGATCCTCATGCGCTCAGGTCTCTATGAGTTTTGACGATGACTCCGGCCTCATACTTCCGAGCACTGATCTAGCGCTTTCCCCCGAAGCCTCGGCGCCCCTGGCGCATCTGTATCAGCCTGACCCTGAGAGCTGGGCCGACCAGCTATGGCGGCTGCACAATCTCTACTGGATCCTCGATAAGCGCGGCAGCCGCGTCAAATTCCAGCCCAACTGGGCACAGATCGAGCTGTACCAGGCGCTGCATGATCTGAACGTCGTACTGAAGGCCCGCCAGCTCGGCTTTACCACCTTCATCGACCTGATCTTCCTCGATAACTGCGTTTTCCAGTCTGACAAGCGCGCCGGCATCATCTGTCACAACCGCGAGGACGCCGCGGTTATCTTCCGCGACAAGGTGAAGTTCCCCTTCGATCAGCTGCCCGAGGCGATTCGCAACGCACGCGCCCCCAACACCGACACGGCCAATGAGCTGCACTTCGCGAACAACTCATCGATCCGCGTCGGCACCTCGATGCGATCGGGCACCCTGCAGTACCTGCACATATCCGAGTACGGAAAGCTCTGCGCGCGTTATCCGGACAAGGCCGTGGAGATCCGCACGGGGGCTATGAACACCGTGCAGGCGGGCAAGTCGATGGTGATTGTTGAGTCCACGGCCGAAGGCCAGCACGGGCATTTCTTCGAGCTGTGCGATGAGGGCCAGAAGCTTCTGCAGCTGGGCACTCCGCTCACGAAGCTTGATTACAAATTCCACTTCTTCCCCTGGTGGCGTCACCCCGACTACACGCTCGAGGTCGATGATGACTTTGTGATCGACACCGAGCTTGCCGAGTACTTCCTCGACCTTGAGACCGAGCACGCCGTGCGCCTCACGCTTGGGCAAAAGGCCTGGTACTCAAAGAAGCTCGAGACCCAGGGCGAGTTCATGAAGCGCGAGTTCCCCTCGACTCCCGCGGAGGCCTTCGAGGCATCAATTCAGGGCGCGTACTACTCCAAGGAAATGCGCCGCGTGCGCCTCGAGAAGCGCATCCGCCGCGTGCCCGTGCTTCCTCAGGTTCCGGTCAACACTTTTTGGGACCTCGGGTTCAACGATGACAACGCGATTTGGCTGCACCAGCAGGTAGGCATGGAGCATCGCTTCATCGGGTACTACGAAAATTCGGGCGAGAAGCTCGCGCATTACGTGCGCTGGCTGCGCGAGCAGGGCCACGTCTACGGCACGCACTTCTTCCCCCACGATGTCGAGAATAAAACCGTCGCGCGCGGTGAGTCCCCAAGGGATGTGCTGCGCGAGCTCGGCTTAAAGCCCATACGCACCGTCGATCGCATCGCCGCCGATCGCGACGGCATCGAAGCGGTGCGCGCGATCCTCGGCTTTTGTTGGTTCGATGAGGCCTCGACCAAACCGGGCATCAAGGCGCTCGATCACTACCGCAAAGTGTGGGATGACAAGCTTGGGACCTGGAAGGATGAGGCCCTGGATGACTGGGCAAGCCATGGAGCGAAGGCCTTTGAGCAATTTGCGCTAACCTACAAGGGCGGACGTAAGGTGCAAGCCAGCAACAAGAAAGGCAGGCACCAGTATCGCTCGCGTTCCTACCGCACCGTATGAGTCCTATGCCAATAAAAACCTTGAAAGAGGCAATCGCATTGCCAGAGATCATTTTTACCGACGTGCGCAACCAGCCCCGCTACCAGGGCGACCCGAGCTTGCTGGATGCACACAATGTCGCGTTTTTCTTCGACAAAAACACCCCTTACGAAGTGGTGCTCACTTCGGAGGGCTACCGCAAGATGCGGTTCGGAGTTGCATGATGGGGGTTCGCACGATCGAAGAGGCGCACGCGCTACCGGAGATCGACCGGGCAGAGCTGCTCACCCAACCTCTCGGCGCAGAGGGCATGGACGGGCAGGACATCGCGTGCTTCATGCAGGATGGTGTGGCCTATGAAGTCGTATCCACACGGGACGGGTGGCGCAAGGTGCGCTTCGGAGGTCTCTAAATGCTCATTCTCGAGCGCGGTCGAGTCCAATACACCGTCGGGCGGTTCAACCTGATCGCCGATTCCTTCCAACGTGTGTGCTTTATCCGCCCCAAGCAAGGCGGACCTCCCGATCCGATCGAGCTCACCGTCATCAAGCGCTTCCTGCGCTACCACCGCAAAGACATCGTGAATCCCCACGTCATGACCGGCTGGCAGCTGGACATCGAAGGGGAGATACCTTTGACGGGCGTCACACTCCCAACTCAAGGCTGAGCAGCGCATCACACCTCAGGGCTAGTCTCGCGGCCATTCACCGCCGAGTGGAGCGCGAGCCATGCCCCTCAATCGTTTTTACAACAGTGACTGGAACCCGAAGCCGCTGTACGGGGACTTCAAGAAAACGCACGAGGGCATGCTCAGCATGGCCGGCGCCGGCGTCGGGCTCGCCATGCAAGGTACCTCCAACCTCGGTGGCGGCGGCTTAAGCCGCGATTTCGGCAATTTCGGCCCCCCAGGCGGACCCATTACCGGCGGTGGCGGCATCACCGGGCCGCAGGGTCAGACCGCGAACATCGGTGGCGGTGGCGGCGGCATCAAAGGCGGGGGCCTCACCAAGACTTCCTTCACCCCAAAACTGAGGTAATCCCATGGGCTGTGGTTGCAAAGAGCGACACGAAAAGATCGCCGCGGCGATTCGCGCCGGCCGTGACAAGCTGCGTCAGATTTTCATCGGGGAGAAGCCCCAGGCGCCCGTCGCCGGCGGCGCGCCCATTCGCGATTTCGATCGCGTCGTGCACGTGCAGGGCTCTCGCAAGTGATGCACCCTGAGACGATCGTTCGGGAGAAGCGCTACGGGGATTTCGTGTTGCGCTTCCAGTACGTGAACCCTACCCCGCACGAGCTCTTTTCCGAGCACGAGCCGGCGATGATCGTGTGCCGCCCCTCCCGATCGGACGTGAAAGCGGCCTGGATCATCATGCTCACCGCGGCGTGGAAGTACGTCGATGATCCGAAAAAGGGTACTCACTCGGAGTACATGGTGCACGCCACGCGCCAGATCGAGCGCATGCTGCAGTTGGGCGACTCGGTACAAACGCGCTTCAAGATCGCCGAGGCGATCCTCGACAACCTTGAGGATCTGCTCAACATGCCGCCCTTTGCGCGCGAAAGCACACTCAGGGGCGATGTGATCCTGAAGATCGGCGAGCCAGGCCAGGCGGGCAGCGTGCAGATTGAACAGGAGGTCCGCGGCTAATGGAGCTGATGGTTCGACCCGAACAGCGCAACATGCGCATCGACATGGGCAATAAGCCCATCGATCCGAGTGTGCTGCAGAAGCGCCCGGGCGAACACCCGCTCGATTCGCCGCAGGCCCAAAAGCGTCTGCGCCAGATCGAGGACTGGTGGTACGAGACGCGCCAGGCGCACGCCGATAACCGCGTGCAGATGCTGCTCGATGCGGACTTCTACGACGGCATCCAATGGAACGATGACGATATCGCCGTGCTCGAAGAGCGCGGCCAGGCGCCCTTGGTGTTCAACGTGATCGCGCAGCACGTGAACTGGATCTTAGGGACCGAGCGGCGCACCCGCGTTGACTTCAAGGTGCATCCTCGAGCCGACGGGGATCAGCAGCCGGCGAAGTCCAAAGAGGAGCTGCTCAAGTACATATCGGACGTGAACAAAGCCCACTATCACCGCTCGGCAGCCTTCGCCGATGCCGTCAAAGTGGGCGTGGGCTGGCTCGAGGATGGCATCCGAGGCGACCCGCGCGATGAGCCGCTTTTCTCCCGCCGGCAGGACTGGCGGCAGATGTGGTACGACCATCTATCCGTTGAGCCGGATCTATCCGATGCGCGATATCTGTTTCGCGTCAAATGGGTCGATACCGATGTCGCCGAAGCCATGTTTCCCGATCGGGCGAGCGTGATCCAGCAGACCGCGCGCCACGATGACCTTCTTCACTTTGAGGACGATGCCGAGGAATTCGGCCAGATCGCGCTGTACTGGGATTCGCGCACGGGCACCTCGCGGCCGCGCTACGCCTCGGGGCGTGCGTTCATGGACGAGTCGTTCAACATCGGCAACCGCCGCTCACGCAACAAGCTCATTGAGTGCTGGTACCGGGTACCAGAGCGCGTGAAATTCATGCGCGCGCGCCCTCACATGGTCACGGATCCTTCGATGATGAGCGATGTGCTGGCGCTCAACGGCGCGCGCTACGACGCTAAGGATCCGGATATGCAGTCGGTGCTCGAGTCGGGCCTGGCCTCGCTCTATGACGCGGTAGTGATGCGCGTGCGCGTCGCCGTGATCTGTGAGATGCACATGCTTCAGGACATGCCCTCACCCTATCGGCACGATCGATTCCCCTTCACCCCGATCTGGGGCTACCGGCGATCGCGCGACAATATGCCCTACGGGCCCGTGCGCAACATGCGCGACCCGCAAGAGGATCTGAACAAGCGTCGATCGAAAGCGCTGTTCCTGCTGTCGGTCAATCAGCTCATAGCCGACGAGGATGCGTTTGACGATTGGGAAGAGGCGATCGATGAGGCAGCGCGCCCGGATGGTGTGCTGAAGAAGCTGCGCGGCTCGGAAGTGGAGATCCTGCGAAACCTCGAGCTTGCCGAAGAGCACGTGCGCTTGATGGAGCAGGACATGGCGTTCCTGCAGTCGGCCTCCGGTGTCACCGAGGAAAACCGCGGCGAAGTGACCAATACCAATTCGGGCACTGCCATTCACGCCCGCCAGCAGCAAGGCGGCGTCGTCACCGCGGTGCTCTTCGATAACCTGCGCCAGGCGATCCAGCACCAGGGCGAGTCGCAACTATCCTTGGTCGAGCAGTTCTACGCCGAGCCCAAGCAGTTCTTCCTCACGCGCGCGAGCGGCCGCGCCGACGCGATTCGCGTGAACTACCCAACCTTGAACAACGGGGTGCTCGAGATCGAGAACCCTATCACGCTGTGCCAAAGCCAATTCGTGGTCGATACACAGGACTTCCACGAGTCGATGCGCCTTGCGATGTACGACCGGATGATGGAGACCCTATCCAAGCAGCCGCCCGATATCGCGATCAAGGTGCTCGATCTTGCCTTTGAGCTCTCGGACCTCGAGAACAAGTCCGTCATCGCGCAGCGTATCCGCAAGATCAACGGGGAGATCGACCCGAACGATCCGGAGCGCGAGGCCAAAGAGCTCGAGGCCGCAAGCAAAGCCGAGGAAGAGCGCCAGCTTGCCATGCGCGCGCGCAACGCGGAGATCAAGAAAAACGAGGCCGCGGCGCGCAAGGGCGATGCCGATTCGGCCGTGGCGCTCGGGGAAACGATGGCGAAGGCGGTCGAGATCGTCACCGCCCTGCAGGGCAATCCGATTCTCGCCAAAGCGGTCGATATCCTGACCGATTCGTTCCACACATCCGATCCGAACGCGCAGCGCGCGACGGATCTAGCCGCCACCGCACCGCCACCCACCGCGATCGCGCCGCCCGGAGAAGAGGGCGAGCCAGGTGAGGAAGGTGGCGCCGCGGCGCCGCCGGACACTTTGAAAACTAACGCCGCCCCACAAGCGGTAGGAGCCGAGCAAAATGGGTAATTTCGTGATCGATGTCGAGGCCGTTGGCGGTCATGGCTGCCAGCGCGAGAAGGGCGACGGTGCACGCATTGAGAGCTGCGGCTCCCCGGGCTGTCCTGATTGCCTTACGCGCCGGTTTGTTGAGGAGCTGCGCCGCGTCGGCTGCTCGCTGGTGCGCGGCCGGCTCATTCACTGGCCCGGGCAGCAAGGCTCCGTCGAGGATGATTTGTTGTCCGGCATCCGCACCGGCAGCTTCTAAGTTTTTTCAATTCGCTTCGCAGGAGTGAAGGTTTCATGGGTAAGAAAGTCGAAACTTTTGATGACGTATCCCTATCGGCCGAAGAGCTCGCAGCCCTCGCGGATGTCGAGGACGGCGCGGACGCTGCCGACGGGGGTACCGGCAAAACAGGAGGGGGGGAAGCAACGGCAGCCGCTACGGAGGGCACCGCCGGGAAAGATCCTACGGTGGATCCACCGGCAAATGCCGAAGATGAGACGGGGGACGTAGACGACGATGAGGATGAGGGGGACGATGACGACGCTGGCGGCGACGAGGCCGCATCAGGCACTGACGAGGCCGCTGGAGCAGCCGCCGCCTCGAACTCTGCCGCCGGGGCAGATGCAGCTGCCGCCGCCAGCGTCGCCACGGCCACAACCGCCGATGCCGCAGCAGCCACGACCGCAACGGAATCCGAAGAGATCCCGCTTGAGGATGAGGTAGCAGGATTCACGCCCAGGCGTGAGCTGCCGGCGGACCACAAAGAGCAGCTGACCAAACTTGATGCGGATCTGACCGCGCTCGAGGCCGAGTACGACGCGGGCAACATCAACTTCAAGGCCTTCCGTGAGCGTGAGCGCGCCATTGTCAATCAGCGCAGTGAGCTCGAGAGCATCGCTGAGGAGCACGCGCAGGTTGAGAGCCTGAACAAACAGGCCAAGGCGCAGCGCTGGCAAGGTGCGGTGAGTGACTTTTTGAAGGATGAGGAAAACGCGCGTTTTCGATCGAAAGCGGGCAGCGCAGCGCTCAACGCAGCCCTGCACCAGCTCTACGCGAATCCCAAATATCAGGGCGCAAGCTACTCATATTTGCTCGCCACCGCGCGTCACAATGTGCTCACCGAGCTTGGGCTCCCCACCGCTCAGCCTGCCGCGGCTGCAGCAGGTGCGGCGGCTGCCGGCAAAGGCGGCAAGACCAAAACATCGACCACCGCAGAGCGCGTGCGCAGGGCAGCGGATAACGCCGCGGCCGCGCGCGATGCACTGCCGAAGAACCTCGGGGATGTTCCGGCTGCCGGTAGCACCGATGCGGGAACGGATGAGTTCGCGCACATCGATAAGCTCACGGGAGACGACTACGAAGAGGCAGTGGCGTCCTTAAACCCCAAGCAGTACGCGCGATACGAGGCCTCCCTCTCGCGCCGGGGTAGTTAATGGCGCTGCACCTCAATGTGAGGACGGGGCAAACCGTGCGCGTGGACCTCTCCGCGCACGGGCTGCCTGCGATCCGCTTCACACTTCGAGAGAAAAAGGGGCGTATGGCCCGCATAGAGGTAGTCGCGGACCCCTCTGTGGGCGTAGACGTGGAATCCAGCGTTAGCGTAAAAGCACACCCTGTAAAGGCGTGATCGCTTCGGCGCTCACACATGAATGGTTGGGTCGCATGAGTGACCGTCATCCCACAAGGGGGAGTCACTCACATGGCACGGACCATAATTGGTCTTAATGACGCGAAGGCGGTAAAGCGCTACAGCGCGTTCCTCGCGGTCGATTCGGCCCGAGTTTCCTACTTCTCGAAAAAGTTCATGGGCAAGGGCCCTGAATCTGGCATGCCGATCCAGATGCTGCCGCAGCTGGAGAACGATGCCGGTGAGCAGATCACGTACGATCTGAACATGCAGCTTCGCCAGCAGCCCATCGAAGGCGATGCTGTGCAGGAAGGCACCGAGGAAGATCTCAAGTTCTACACCGACCAGGTGTACATCGATCAGATGCGCGGTGGCGTGAACACCGGCGGTCGCATGACCCGCAAGCGCACCATCCATGACCTGCGCAAGCTCGCGCGCAAGCGCCAGAGCGAGTGGTGGGGCCGGGTGTTCGATGAGCTGTTCTTCATGTACCTCTCGGGTGCACGCGGAACCAACTCCGAGTACATCTTCCCGACCAGCTACACGGGCTTTGCCAACAATGCCTTTGCCGCGCCCGATGCCGAGCACTTGCTCTACGGCGGCAACGCGACGGCCAAAGCCAACGTCGATTCGGCCGACATCATGGATACGACGGTCATCGACAAGGCAAAGACCCGCGCGGTGATGATGGGCGGTGGCACGCAGGGCACCCCGCAGATCCAACCCGTCATGATCGATGGTGAGGAGCACTATGTGCTGCTCATGAGCCCCTGGCAGGAGTACGACCTGCGCACCGGCTCTGGCGCTTCCAACTGGCTCGAGATCCAGAAGGCAGCCGCCACCGCCGAGGGGCGCAACAGCCCGATCTTCAAGGGCGGCCTGGGCATGCACAATAACGTTGTGCTGCACTCGCACAAGAGCGTGCTGCGCTTCACCGACTACGGTGCGGGAGCCAACGTCGCCGCGGCCCGCGCGCTCTACCTCGGTCAACAGGCCGCGGTGTGTGCGTTCGGCTCCCCCGGCACGGGCCTGCGCTTTGACTGGCACGAGGAATCTCGCGACAACGGCAACCAGGCTGTCATCACGAGCTCCACGATCTTCGGGATCAAAAAGTCCCGGTTCACCATCGACGGCACTGCCAAAGACTTTGGCGTGATGGCTGTCGATACTGCTGCAGCGAACCCGGCGCCCTAAGGCGCCGGTTTCTAACGGCTCAGAAAGCGAGGTCATACCTACATGGCAACTGTCACCCATCCTCTGGCGAGCAACTCCGGGCACGCGCTCAACAGCTCGCAAGCTGGCCAACCTGTTATCGCCAAGGCGCGATTGCAGTACGCCGCAAACCACGCCGCCGGCGATGTCATTCGCCTGTGCAAGTGGCCCGCGGGGCACGTGCTGGTCGATGCCTACCTTGAGATCGATGATCTTGATTCCAACGGCTCTCCGGAGCTCGACCTGGATATCGGGATGGTCGATGACCAGGGCACTACCGACGATCCGGACTGCATCATCGAGAACACTCTCGTGGGCGGGGTCGCCGGCGGCATCGTGCGCATGAACTCCAAGGCGGCGATGCGCATCGCTGCGGTGGACTATGACCGGCACATTGCGGCCACGGTCGTCACCGACGCGGCCACCCTCGCTGCAGGCGAGATCGGTATCGTCTGTGTGTTCCTGCCAGCGGCACCGAACGGCATGGATGAAAAGATCACGCTGTAAGGCGTGATTTTGTTCACGTGCTCATAATGACGCGCCCGCGGTGCCCCAGGTATCGCGGGCGTGTTCATTTGAGCAATCTGAAACATAACTTTGGAGACCCCAATGGCAATAGTTGAATGCACGCGCCAGCGGCCCGTAGCCCGCGATCGCCGCCTGGCCCACCGAGACGGCCGGGCAGGCTCAGGAGTGACACTGCGCAAGGGAAAGCCCGATGAGCGCACGTACCGCTTCTACAATCGTCAGGATCTCACCCCGGGCGATCACGAGGCCGAGACCTGCAAGATCACGATTCCCGCGGACGTGGAGTTCTTCCTGAAGCACCCGAACGGGGATTACCGGCTGTACAAGCCCGATGTCGTCGAGGCCTCGGTGCCTCCGAAGCCGCTGGATCCGCCGGCGCCGCCGAAACCGCCCGAAGTGCCGCCACCGGCAACCACGGGCGCGCCTGCAGGGACGGGGGATGCGAACGCACCGCAACTGACCGGCACCGGCCAAGAGGCCGGCAGCCAGCTCGGTACCGTCGCGGTCAACACCGTCACCCCGCCCACCACGGCCCCCGCGCTCCCGAGCACGGATCCGGCTTCAGGGGATGCGGGCAAGGAAGGCCTGGGTGGCAACAAGGCTGCAGGGACCAACCCCGGCAAGTCCGAGAAGTCGGAGAAGTCGGATAAGGCCGATAAAAGCAAGGGCAAGGGCGGGAAGTAAGCCATGCCCATCGACGCCCCACCGTTCAAAGTCAGGCAGTTGATCTGCTTGGTGCGGCAGCGCCTGGATGATCTGCCGGGCAATGTCGTCGATGAGGAAGATGAGGCGTGGGCGGACGATGACGATGGTCTTCGGTGGTCGAACAAGGAACTGTGTGACTACGCCGATGAGGCCCAGATGGAATGGGCCAGGCGCCGGCTTATCAAGGATTCGACGACTGCCGCGGTCTGTCAGATCGCGGTAACGGCCGGCGCCGCTACTTACGCCTACCACGCATCGATCATGAAGATCGATCGAGTGAAGTACGTTGTCACCGCGACAGGCGATGAGTACGTGCTGAGGAAATCCCCGACCGCAATGCTCGATCACGGCACGCATAACTGGCAAACCCATGCCGCCGGCGTGCCTGATTACTACATCGAGGATGCCGATGAGCGCTCCCTAAGCCTGTACAAAAAGCCTGCCGCCAACGGCACGCTCTACCTCGCCGTACAGCGCTTGCCGATCGCGCGCCTGACCTGGGAGCGATCGACGGCGCAGCAGCTCGAGATCCCCGCCGAGCATCACCGGGATCTAATTCACTTCATTATGGGCATGGCTTACTCGAAGCCCGATGCCGAGACCGAGGACATGCAGCGCGCGGAGAAGGCCTTCGCGCGCTTTGAAGCGATCGCCGGCCCGCGGCCGAGCGCGCGGCTGGAGAAGACACGGCGCGACGAACGACGCACGTACCGCCGTGTCAGGGGGCAGTTTCTGTAAGGCTGCCAGTATTTTGAAAGTCTTTTGGAAGACTCCAAAAAGTATCGGGGGGTACTGTGAACGAACATCAAATCATCAGAGACCTCATCCGCATTGAGGGCGGAATGAAGTACACCAATAAACCGGGCGATCGCGGCGGGCCCACAAAGGCCGGCATCACCCTATCCACGCTTGCGCATTGGCGCGGGCGCCCATGCACTGCCGCAGAGGTGGAGGCGCTCACGATCATCGAGATCGAAGAGATTTACCGCTTCCTGTACATCCGCGAGCCTGGATTCGACAAGATCCAGAGCAAAGAGCTGCGCGTATTCGTGATCGATGCGGGCGTGCAGCACGATGTGCGGGATGCCACGCGCATGCTGCAAAGGGCGCTGGGCCTTACGGGCGCGGATGTCGATGGCGACTGTGGGCCTAAGACCTTGGCGCTCGCCAACTCCAAGCCCGTACCCATCACGCTCTCGAGAATGCTTGCCGATCGCATCAGCTACTACGGTCGGCTCGTGCAGGATGATCCGCAGCTTAAGCGCGCGCTCGAGACCTTCCCGCGCCTGCAGGCGCAGTGGGCTGAAGGCTGGGCAAACCGGATGGCGCCTTTCATTCATTCTTTGGGGGAACTCACATGCGCATAAACAAGCTCAATCTCGTCATGCTCTTTGTCATCCTGGCGCTCACGGCCGCGATGCTGGTCAACGCAGCCGAGCAGACCACCGCGCCAATCTCGGCGCTGCACTGGCGCTGGGATACCGCGCTCGTGTGCTTGCTCGGGTGGCTCTTGCACTGGACGCTCGCCTGGGGTGAGGAGTGGAAAAAGGGCCGCGTCTCGGTGCTCGACTACGCTTGGCGATCGCCGCCGGCGTTTCTCTCGAGCCTGCTTGGCACGCTGCTCGCTTACCTGCTGCTGCCCGATATGGTGCCGCTGCTCGGGTTCTCGAGCGGCATGCTTGCCTCCGCGGTGATCGGCGTCGCCGGCGACGCTGTAATCCCCCGCATCATCAACCTTGCCCGCCCCGGGCAGTAATCAAAGGAAAAATCCCGTGCTTAAGAAAACTCTAATCTCCGCTTTGGCCGTCGCTGCGCTTAGCTTCGCCGCCTGTGTGGATGCGCAACTGACGACAAAGCCACTACTCTTCACCTGCAGCAATGCCACCGAGGGGCAGACCACCCAGCCCTTTGCCAGCTGTCCGAACGGGACAAAGCCCTGGCTCGATATCAACAATGACGTGATGGTGGCAACAGGATCAAACACCGCCGGCAGCTGGAAGAAATACGGCCCGCTGCCTGGCACCGCGACGGTGCGCATCTGCCCGGTCGGCTCGCTGCTGAAAAACAACGGCCTGGACTGCAAGACCGCGGATGACACCAAGTGGAACGGCACCTTCGTGCAAAAGAGCACCCTGCCGGCGCCGAGCTCGAGCACGCCGGCGCCGATCGGCATCGACAACGAAACCAAACTCAGCTGGAACCCAGTCACGACCAATACAGACGGCACCCCCGTATCTTTGCTGGGGTACAACCTGTACTGGGACACCGTGACGCCTCCAAAGAAGTTTGGATTCACGATCGCCCCAACGCTCACGGCCTACACGGTCGAGGACCTCGCGCCTGGCAAATGGTATTTCGCCGTGACCGCGGTGAGCCTCGAGAAGATCGAGAGTGAGCTTTCGGCGATCGCAACGAAAACGATTGCTGCGCCCCCGCAGCCTACCGTGACACTGGCGGCCACGCCCACCGAGGGCATTGAAGCGGTAACGGTGAAACTCACCTGGGCATCGAGCAACGCAAGCGCGTGCACCGGCGCCGGCGGAACGTTTGCAGGCGAGCGTCCACTGAATGGCGAGCTGATCCTTGCGCCGATAAGCGCATCACAAAGCTACTCGATCACCTGCACGGGCGCGGGCGGATCGGCTACAACGGCTGTGTCGGTCTCGGTCAGCCCACGGCCGAGCGCACCGCAGAACTTGTCCGCGCAGTAGTTCGGGGGATTCACATGGCCGGCTTCGCAAGCTACGACGACATCATCGCTGAGATAACGCAGAACGGAAAATACAAAGCTATTCCGTTCTACAAAACCTCATCGAGCCCCGAGGCCGCTGGCACCTGGCACTCGCTCTGGAAAGCGGCCGGCAATCCGGGCGCGGAAAGCGATCCCGCGGGCACGCCAGGCGCGGCCTACTCGAGCGCCGGCATGTCCCTGCAGGATGAAGCGAGCGACTTCAAGCACCTGCTTTCCCTGGGCGCAACCGCCACGCAAAACACGCTCCTGATGCTCTATGACCGCCTGGTTGGCGTCGGCGCCGTGTCGATCAACTCAACCGGCGATAAGACCATCAATTCTGCCGCGCTCACGCGCTATACCGGCGGTGAGGGCGTGCAAGCATGGCTCGAGGTCACGACCGTCACCAGCTCGACCGCCACGGTGTCGATGAACAGCTACACCAATCAAGCCGGCACGACCGGCCGCGCGGGCACTTCGGTGGCGTTTCCAGCCGCCACGACCAACGTCGATACGCTGGTGCAGCTGCCCCTGCAGGCCGGGGACAAGGGCGTGCGCGCGGTCTCCACGATCAATGTGAGCGTATCGGGCGGTGGCTCGGCCGCGGTGAGTCTGATTTTGATTCGCCCGCTTGCCTTCCTTCCGATCCAGGCAAACATCTACAACGAACGGGACTTTATCCTGCAGGTCGCATCGCTGCCGCGCTTGTTTGACGGCGCCTCCCTGGCGCTTGCGTACCTTGCCGCTAGCACAACCGCACCAACGTTCTACGGCCAGATCCAAACCGCCTGGGGGTAAGCAATCGTGAGCGGCTGGGCAACCTACGCGGATCTCGTTGCCTCTGCTCGCGCGCAAGAGGGGATACTCGAGACCCTGATCCACAAAAGACGCGGGACCAACGACGACGATCCCAATCTTAATTCGTGGGGGAGTCTGTGGCGTCTGACTGGCCCGTATCCGGGCCCCGGCGCAGATGGCGCCGCCTCACCTGGCACCGCACACGTCAATGAGGGCATCGCATTCGAGGATTGCGATCCGGTGCACAAGCACCTTGTCGATATAGCTCTTGGGGTGCAATACGGGACCTTCTCTTTCGATACGGAAGGTGTCTTTCTCATCTACGATCGACTGGTGAGCGTGAACATGCCGCTCACGACGGAGAGCGCCCAAACCGTCAACAGTGTTGCACTGCCGCGCTACACGAGCGGGGAAGGGGTGCAGGCCTGGTGGGAGGTGTCCGTAGACAAAAGTATTGGCGCACCAGACCTCACTCTCTCGCTGAGCTCCTACACCAATTCTGCGGGCACCGCCGGGCGCGTCGGTGGAACGACTACGTATGGATCCCAGTTCAATGAAGGCAACACCGTCTGGTTTCCGCTGCAAGACGGGGATAAGGGGATTCGATCGATCGAGGAATTCACCTGCACGGCTGGCGGCTCGCCCCCCGCCGCCGGCTCGGTCAATCTCGTGCTCGCGCGCCCGATTACGTTCATGCGCTTTCGCAACTTTGGAGCGACGCAGACGCACGGGCTGCTTGATTCCCTAATGCTTCCGCGCTTGTATGACGGGGCATCGCTCGGGGTATTGCTTAGAAGAGCCAACACGACCTCGACCACCGAGACCATGCGCGGTGAGCTGCACGTGGTGAAGGACGGCTAATGCGCTTTCTCGGCAGAAACGCGCTTCCCTATCAGCTCTCGCCGCCAGGCGCCCTGGTGCCGTTGTCCGGCGTCCATGGATACAGCGCTTTTACCGAGAACCTCCCGGCGGTCCCGCTGCCGATCGCCGTACCGACCCCGATCGAGGTTGACCTCACCATCCCTCTCGAACACGTGCGCGATGTCACGCACGGTAGCGTCTTTCCGATCGACTTCGGTCAAGGTATCCGGCTCTTTGGCTACGCGATGTTCCCGGCCGACAACGATACCTACTCAGGGACGCTCACCTTCGATGCGCCCGATAACATGATCGAGGGGCAGCTGTGCATCATGTACGGCACCAAGCGCGCAGCGACCGCACTCTCGGGCGCTGCCGTCACTCAGGCGGGTGGACAAAAATGGCGCCCCGTGGGAGAGCTTGCACACACCAGCGGCGGGTTGAAGGCCTGGGCGTGCATCTTCAACGGCACATGGACTGCAGATCCTGCGATCGATATGGACTCAGGGGCGGCTACCTCCGGTGGCCTCTTTGTGTTCTCTAACTCCACGGGCAAGCGCTGGATCCTCGAGCAGGTGCGGCTCGTCGGGCAGGCAGCCGGCGACTTCTCTATAACGCCACCGGATTTTCGCGGCTCATCGGGGATATCGTTTGTCGCGGTGTATGTGCAGGACGATGTGCAGCTTAGCGCGCCTTCCGGCACAGGGTGGATCCAGGCGGGCCCGCAGTTTCTGCGCAATCTCGCTGGCTCTGATTCCTCGATCGCGCAAGCCTATAAGGTGCTGTCCGCAAGCGGCGCGATCGATACGCTCTCGATCACTCAGGGCACGAACGGCCCGGATTCTGGGTTGAGCTTTCAGATCAATTGGCGCGAAGAGGCGCCGATCGAATCGGCCTCGGATGACTTTAACCGCGCCGATGGCGCGCTAGGCTCCAATTGGCTGCGCACCACGACCGCCGGCGGCGTGGTCGCAAGCAACCGCATGGCAGCTGGTTCCTCCGGCGTGAACGGCTCGATTTGGGTCGGCGGCGCAATGCCCTCGGATCAGGCGACGCAGGTCGAGTACATCAGCGGCACCTCCCTCTGGAATATGTATGTGCGTTTCCAGGGCGAGGGCGCAGAGTCCGAAGAGCGCACCGGATATATTCTTGCAATCACCTCTACTACGACGTGGGCAATACGGATCTCCACGCTCGGCGTAGATACCGACCTTCTGACCGGCAGTTTCCCGAGTGCGCTGACCAGCGGCGATGTGTTGCAGTTTCGCGCCGCGGGCAGCTCCTTGTCCGTGTCTTTGAACGGCTCGCTACTTGGAAGCGTTACGGACACTACCTACACCGGAGGTCAGCCCGGGATCGCGGTCAATCAAACAGCAACCGCCGTGGTTCTCGATAACTGGCTGGCGGCTACCGCGATCGATGCTGATGCGACTCTGCCGGCCGAGTGGCGCGCGGGCATCAATGCCGACGCGATCGTGCCGCTTGAGTATCTGCAGGCAATTGCAGCCGGGAGCGAGATCCCCGTCGAGTGGCTTGCCACCGAGGAAGAAGTTGACACCGTTGATTCGGATCACGCGCTGCTCATTGAGTGGCTCGCAAGCCTGAACATCGATGCCGCGCTCAACGCCGAATTTTTGCAAGGCATTAATTCAAGTGCTGCCGCGCCGGCGGAATGGCTCGGCGCGCTGAACGCGGATGCGGCTGTGCCCGTCGAGCACCTGCAGGGCCTGAACGCGAACTCACAGATCATCCTTGAGTGGTTGCTAGAGATCCTCCATGCGGATGTGTTCCCCGTAGAGTATTTGCAAGGGATCCAGGGCGCCAATGAGATCCTCGGTGAGTGGAGCCTGCAGCTTGCCGCCCCCGCGGCGCTGCCCGTGGAGTACTTGAGTGGCATCGCGCACAGCAGTGCCGCGCCCGTGGAGTGGCTCGCGGGCATCCACGCCAACAATGCAGTGCTCGGGGAGTGGAGCTCCCAGTTTGCCGCCGACCAGCCAATACCGCTCGAGCACCTGCAGGCGATCGTCTCAGGCGCTGCCATGCTGCTCGAGGCCGGCGCCGGCATTGCGCACGCCTCCGCGGTACCGCTCGAGTTTTTGCAGGGCATTAATTCCGATGCGCCGCTTCTGGCCGAGTGGTTCGCACCTATCGAGTCTGGATCCACCATCCCTGCAGAGTGGACTACGGGGATCGCGGGCACGCATGCGGTTCCCTTTGAGCACCTGCAGGGGATCCACGCGGGCAGCGAGATCCCTGCAGAGTGGGGCGGCGCGATCGCCATTGTTTCGGACGCGCCGCTACCGATCGAATGGACCTCGCAAATCCTACGTGACGCTGCGGTGCCTGCAGAGTGGCTCGCGCAGCTTGCGAGCAATAGCGCTGTTTTGATCGACAGCTTAGGAGGCCTGCGGGGAGATATCGCCGTTCCCCTCGAGCATCTGCAGGGCATTGCCGGCGCCGCCGCGGCCCCCCTTGAGTGGTCATCCCAGATCACGGTGAGCTCGGCGATCGCGCTCGAGTGGGTGAGCGCCCTATCCGCGTCGATCGCAATCCCGCTCGAGTGGACGCAGCTTGCTACCGTGCAAGCAGATTCTCCGCTGCCTGTCGAGTGGCGGTTGGGAGTACGCGCCGAGCACGGCATTCCGGTAGATTGGTGGGGGTCGCTCGGAGTGGTCGCCGAGCATGAGGGAGATTGTTTGACCTGGCGCGCAGAACCATGGAACGGTGTGTGGGAGGCGGACCCCGAGCTGGGCGAGTCAGACAGCCAGTGGCGGGCTGAGCCTTGGGCCGGCGCCTGGGCCGCGGAGCATGGTGGGGAGGCCTGGGAGACCGAGTGCGCGGGCTCGTGTTAGGCCCGCGGAGTGTGCGCCATTTCGCGCTCGCCGGGGCTGGCTTGGCAGCCGGCTCGCCTGCTGGGGTATAACCGGCCCACATTGTCGGGTCGCATGAGTGACCGAACTCTTAAGGGGATCTACTCATGCCTGTTGCAGCATCCGATATCGTGGCGTACGGCGCGGCCACCCGTGTCAATGACAACACCACGGCCGACCCGGGCGGCGCGATCGACACGACCTGCCGCTACGTGTTCACCGATATCTCGGCCACCGACACCCTTGAAGTGGTCTCTTCCGACGCCGACGACACCACGCAAGACCTGACTGTTTATGGGCGTAATGCGGCCGGCGAGCTCGTGAGCGAGACCCAGACCCTGAACGGCACCACGCAGGTGAACTTTGCCACCAGCTTCGAGCGCATCTTGAAAGCGATCCTCGATGGCGCGGCCGAAGGCACCGTGACGCTGCGCAAGGCGAGTGACAACGTAACCATCATGGCCTTTGAGCCGGGGCTGCTCGAGATCCGCCGCCCCTTCTACAACGCCTCAGCCGACGCGGCTGGGGGCTCGGAGCGCAAGTTCTACGAAAAGATCTTTTTCAAGAACAACCACGGCACGCTCTCCCTCACGAGTGCGGTGATATCGGAGAACGCCGACCCCTCCGGCAAGCTCGCCTTTGCCGTGGAAGCGGCGCTCAATGGATCCACCACGGTCGCCAACCGCCTCACCGCTCCCGCGCTCACCTTCAACTCGAACGCGAAGAACGTCGCCAACTCCCAGAACCTCACCGCGGGGGCGGCGCAAGCGGTGTGGCTCGAGTTGACCCTGGCAGCCGGGGACGCCGCGGCCGACACCTCGGTGACGATGCGCGTGGCAGGCAACACTGTGTAAGTGCCATGCCGCAAACACGTAGCAAGCAGCCTGCAGAGTCGCGGCTGTTCGATATGGACTTCTCGCCCCGGCTTGCCGAGGGCGAGACGATTTCGTCGGTCAGCTCCGTTACGCAGCAGAAGGTTGATACCAGTTCGGGCGCGCGCAGCGCCACGAGCGAGCTCACCCTCGGATCCGCGAGCGCCTCGAGTCAGCTTGCGCAGGTGCGCATCGCCGCCGGCCTCAACGGGACGATGTACGTGGTGACATTTATTGTCGCTACCTCTCTCGGCAACACCGTGGAAGCCGAGGGTTATCTTTGGGTCGAGGACACGTAATGCCCAAGCCCGTCACACTCGAGGGCTTTGGTCAGGGGCTCAACACGCTCTTGCAGTCCGATGCATTGCCGCCGGATGCGCTACGGCGCGCGGTGAACATCGATATCGATGACATCGGCAAAATCGGCGTGCGCCAGGGGGCTGCGCGCGTGTACTCAGGCTCGATCCAGCACAGCTCGCTCTGGAGCGGACCTAAGCGCACCTTCTTTGTCGAGTCCGGACACCTGAAGGAACTCGTGATTCGCGCCGATGGCACGTTTGCCGCGCTGCTCGTGCGGCTGAATGTAGGCGCCTACAAGATGGCCTACCTCAATCTCAACGGCCAGACCTACTACACCAATGGGCTCATCAACGGGATCATCACCGAAGATGGCATCGACAAGCCCTGGGGGATCCCCTCCCCGCAGATGCAGCCCGCGGCCGCGGCGGTCGGCGGCGGTGAGCTCGCGGCCGGCACGTACCAGGTCGCGATCACCTTTTTGGACGCGGCGGGCCAGGAATCCGGAACGGGCCTGGCGCGCGTGGTCGAGGTTGCAGAAGGCGGCGCGATCGCGCTCTCTAACTTCCCTGGCGTGCCAAGTGGCGTCACGCACGTGCGCATCTATGTCTCGCACTGCAATGGCGAGGGCCTTTACAAGCTCATCGACGCGCCCGCCTCGATCGCGGTGCATAAAATTACCCGCGTCTCGAATCTTGCGACGATTCGCCTCGAGACCCAGTTTGGTTCTACCCCGCCGCCCGGGCAGCTACTTGAAGAGCTCAACGGGCGGATTTACATCGCGCAAGGAAGGGTGCTGTGGATGACTGAGCCGCTTCGCTACGGATTAGTGAAGCGGCGGCGCGGCTACATCATGTTCCCCGAGGACATCACGGTACTGAAGGCCGTGAGCGATGGGCTCTTTGTGGCTTCCGATGAAACCTACTTTCTTACCGGCATGGACACCCCGGCGCTGCAGCAGCGCTCTGTGCTGCCTTATGGCGCGGTGTTCGATACCGGGATCCAGCTGCCACAATACGATGCGGTGGCGTGGTTCTCCACGAATGGGATTGTGTTCGGCGCGCGCGCCGGCGAGGTGTTGAACATCATGGAGGATCGCGTGGCCGTCTCGAGCTACCGCTCAGGAAGCATGGCTTTTCGTGAGCACGATGGCTTAAGGCAGCTGGTGGCAAATCTTTGGGATGCGGGCGATCGCACACGCTTTTTCGCGCCCGACTATGTTGAGCTCGAGGCCTCCCGCACGGGGGCGGATTATTTATAACTTTTTTCTTATAAGAGGACTTTGCTATGGCTAACCAAGCCGACGTTGAAATCCGCCTCTCGGGCGGCGCGGCGAACACCGATCCGGCCGCGGCCCTCGGCGGGGCGATCTCCACCGCCGCCGGCGGGCGCGTGCTCTCACAGAGCGCGAGCGGCATCGGCACGCTTACCGGCGTGACGATCGATGATGCGATGGGCAATAACGCAGGTGTGGGCTCATTGTTTTTCGATCAGTCCGCGGGCACGCTGCGCTGGACCCCACCAGGCGGCAGCGCCGGTACACCCGTGGTTGTGTCTTCAAATGGCGAGTACGCCATTCAAGGCGGCAACTCCGGCGGCATCCTGTGTGTCACGGTGGTTGCAGCCTCGCTCCCAAGCGCCGATGTGACCAGCGCCATCACCATCGCCAACCAGCTCAACAAAATATTTGACGATGTGAGCAAGGCCGAAGCGCTGGCCGGGGACACCGAGTACCGGGGGCTGTACTTCAAAAACGCGCATGCCTCAGATGCGATGGTGAACATCAAGCTCTGGATGCAGACGAACACCCAGGGCGAGGACACCGTGCAACTGGCGCTCGCGGATGAGGCGAAGAACACCACGATCGAAACGATCGCCAATGAGAACACCGCGCCCTCTGGGCCGGATTTCACCGCGGCGAATCCGATCGACTACTCAAGCGGCCTTGCCATTCCCGATCTGTCGGCCGGGGATTACAAGGGCTTCTGGGTACGCCGTGTGGTGCCGGCGGGAGTGACGACTGCGGTGAGTGCCAACGCCTTCCGGTTGGGCTACCGCGTTTACGTGTAAGCACGTGTAAGTCATGGCGCTGCTGCACGCGGATGCCTTGAGCGCGTATGGAGAGGCCGAGGATCTCGACCGCCTCTATACGCGCGCAGGCGACTCTGCCCAACTGACTTTCGATCGCACCGGGGGACCTGGTGGCACCGGCGCGCTCGCGATCGGCGGGGCAGCCGCGTTCAGCTTCTTTCGCACGATATCGGCCGCCACCGATATCACGATGGGCGTGGCCTTCACCTATCAGGGATTCGATACGGACCTGGGCAGCGGGGATGAGATCCTGCTCATTAACACCACGACGACGACGCAAATTTCGCTCGTGCTGCGCTCGGATGGCAGCTTGCGTCTATATCGGGGCGCAAGCGTTACGCTGCTGTTTGATTCGACAAACCTGGCGCAGACGGCCGACGGCCAAGCGCACCTTCTTAGCCCGGGCCAAGAGGTGCGCCTCGAGCTACGTGTGGTGCTCTCGGATACGGTAGGAATCCTGCAGCTGTGGATCGATGACACGCTTTGGTGCAGCCGCAGCAACATCGATACCTCCAACAGCGGCACCACGGCCAATCGTATCTACTGGAAAACCAATGGCAGCGGGGCGCAGTACGCGATCAGCTGGTGGTATGCGCTCGATAACACCGGAAGCTTTAACAACTCGCGCCTGGTGGGTTGGAAATTCACGATCGCAAGGCCCGATGCGGACGTGGCGAGCGACTTCACCCCGACCTCGGGCACAGACAATTTCGCCATGGTCGATGAAGAGGGCGCGCACGATTGGGACAACACCACAAACTCCACCTCGACCAACGGGCACATCGATCGCTTTACGCACTCGGCCACCTTGCCGCAGGACAAGGTGCACGGGATCAATGTGGTGACGGTGCCGCGACACGGGGGCGCTGCGCAGAACTTCCGCAACAAGCTCAGGCATTCGGCCAGCGACACCAATGGCACGACGACTGCGCTCACCGAGGCGCACCGCCCGCTGCATATGCTGGTGACGACAAACCCCTCGACCACCGCGCAGTTCACCAAGGCAGAGGCTGAAGCCGTGGAATTCGGCTATGAGCAGGTTGCGTAATGGCATCCCTCGTAACCCAAACGTACCTTGAAATCCTCACGTCTCTCGGCACTTCGTTCGAGGGCGTATTTGATAGCACCTATGCTTTCGATTTCGATGTCATCGACGGCAATCACCAGGGGACCTACGCTCTTGACCCGGGCACGCCCCTCAATGGCTTTCTCGATGCGCAGCACGCGATCGTTGAAGCTCTCGCCGCCGATGGGCGCGTGGACTCGCAATACACGCTCACCAATTCGGTCGCCGCCCAAGGGTACGTCGATGCCCAACAGGCACTCAGCGCCTATACCGCGGCGCAGGGCTACCTTGACCATGTAGGCGTCCTGGCGGTGTTTAACCCCGCCAACGGTTACGCCGACGTGCAGTACACGTTGGCCGCCTCGCTCACCGCCGTCGATGGTGTGCTCGATAGCCAGGCCCAGCTCTTCTCCTACGCCGCGGCTGGCGGATACCTCGATACGCGGTATGTACTGCCCAATGTCGAGGCGTTGGGCAGCTTCCTCGACAGCACGTATGAGCTGGATGCCTGGGTCGCGGCCAATGGATATCTCGATGCGGCGCAGTCGCTGCTCATTTACCAACCGATCGATGGTTCGCTGCACCACAGCTTCGTTCTTCCTGCCGCCTATCAGGCAGCCACCGGCTATGCGGATCATCAATCCGAACTGGATGCTTTTGCAATCCTGACCGGATTCGCCGACCAGCAGCACTCGATCGAGATATACGGGGCCGCTGGCGGCTTTCTCGATCAGCAGTACGCGATCGGGATCTTAAGCCCGCGCAACGGCGCGATCGACGGGACATATACTTTACCCGTATACGCCTCGATCGAGGGTCGCCTCGACCACTCGAGCGCGCTTCTGGTGCAGGTGGCCCTTACCGGGCACCTCGATCACACCAGCGCCCTGCAGACCTATTCGCTGTACAGCGGATTTGTCGATTCGGCCTTTGCACTCAGCGCGATCGGCGCCGCGAACGGCTTTTTGGACACCCAGTACCTGCTGGACGCCACTGAGGTCACGTATACCTGGGTGGTCAACCAGAACACCGGCGCGCCAAGTCGCTATGAGGGCTTCGACTATCACTCCTTTGGCACCCTCGGGGGCTATGCCCTGGGAGCCAAGTCCGACGGCATCTACAAGCTCGAGGGCGCCAGCGACAACGGCACCGCGATCGCCGCGCTCGCCTCCACCGCGCGGCTCGATTTTGGCACCCAGACCCTAAAGCGCGTGCTCGGGGCATACCTCGGGCTCACCGGATCCGGCCAGGTGAAGCTCACCACGCGGGTCGATGCCGGGCACACCTATGGGCCGTATCAGCTGCGCGTGAACCCGCGCCGCGCGCAGGTGGAGCGGGCGAAGTTCCACAAGGGCGTGAAATCGAACTACTGGGAGTTCGATATCGAAAACGTTGAGGGCTCGCGCTG